CCGACGTCAGACCGGATGTCAAGGAGTAAAAGTTTTTTTAATTTCATAAGAATCCGCATAAGCCTGTGCGATATGGAGAATCATTTTACTAGAAACTGATAGAGAAGATTCTGACAGGAGGTTCGCAATGGCACAGGGAAAAGTAGAAATATGTGGTGTGAATACAGCAAAGCTTCCGATCCTGAATGAAAAGGAGAAGGAAGCTTTGTTTGTGCGTATTAAAGCGGGAGATCAGGAAGCGAAAGAAGAATATATCAAAGGTAATCTAAGACTTGTCTTAAGTGTAATAAGGAGGTTCGGTGCAAGTGGAGAGAATCCGGATGATCTGTTCCAGATTGGCTGTATTGGCCTTATTAAAGCAATCAATAATTTTAATACAGAATTAGAGGTAAAATTTTCCACTTATGCAGTACCAACAGCGGTAGGAAGTGGAGAAAAGGAAGAAAAGACCAAGATTCTATTATATGATTAAAAAAAGCAAAGACGTGAGCCGGAAATATAAATATATAGATTAAGAGAAAAGATTTTGAAAATAATTGAAATCTTTTATTTTTTTACTTGACTAGTGGACACCACTGTGATATAATAAAGACAGTTAAGAGAGGAACACATTATAGGAGGTAAGAACATGACAACAGGATATGTAAAAGTAAAAGAATGGGTTATTGATAAAATGCAAAACACCGCTGAAAGATATAACACATATATTGATATCTATAGCAGAGATGAAAATGGAATGGTCTCATCAGAGAATGGATATATTGTCGTAAAAGTTATTGATGTACTGAAAGAAAGTGAAAAGGCAGTAGAAGTTGTCCTTTCGACTGGTGATGTGGTAGGAAGTTATAAGGGATGGAAAGCATGGATCCCAAAATCAGCGATAGCATAAATAAGGAGAAAAATAATGGAGAAAGTAAGCAGAAACGTAATGATAAACAAAGCCGGGGGAACATCGGGAAAGAATACAAAGAACTACCGTATTTCTGTTCCGGTAGGAATGATAAAGGCACTGGGCGTTACGGAAGATGATAGAAGTGTTGTCCTAGAAGAAAAAGACGGAGTGATAACTATTAAGAAAGAAAAAATGAAAAACATTGGCTAGTGGACCCGCTATGATATAATAAAGACAGTTAAAGAAGACAAATAAATTTAAGGAGGAAAAGAAGATGAAAAAATATGAATTTACAGGTACGAACGAATTAACGAAAAAAGCATTTACTGTTTACAGTGATAGTAGTTTTACATTCTGGAAGGATGGTGACAGATTTTATTGTTCAGACAATCCGAACAGTGAAAAAGTAGAACTTGGAACCGTTGCGGACGTGATTGAATTTCTCGAACAATTCGCAGACTAGACAAAAACAAATATTCGATAATCAGAATCACAAGAGACACAGCAGAAGAATGCGAAGAAGAGCTTGACGGACAACTTTCTGATGGTGTATTTGAAAATTCGAGGGTTGTACGGTTTGAAGAGATATAAAAGAAAAGCAGCACTGACGAACGGCTATTCGTCAAGTGCTGCTTTTGGTAGTTAATGCCTAATTCATACCATACTTTTACATCATTCTCAAGCATTACTTTCCGATAATTATAATATCAAAAATATGAAGAAAAGTCAATGAACATAGAGCAACCAAACATTGAAAAAATGTGCATTTTATGGTAAAATATAAGTATCGAAAAAGCAATAAAACTAAATAACGGGGACAATGAAATAGCACTTCTGACGGTAAGATGTAATTATCGTTGGAGGTGCTATTTTTATGTATAAAGAAAATATGAATTATGAGAATCAGCAACGAATGATATTTGACATGGTAAATGAGTTCGGAATACCAGAGATACAACCTACAAAGTATGAACCGTGCGAGTTTATTGGATTCAACCAAGCTAAGACATGCAAAGACAGAGCCGGGAAAGGCGTGCATTTCTTTCTTGACGATTACCAATTTCAAAGATTATGGAACAGACCAGATACTTACATAAACATGCTTTCGCAGTTCCGATTTGTCATGTCGCCAGATTTCAGCACTTATACTGATTTTCCAAAAGCATTACAGATTTACAACCACTTCCGCAAACACTGGATAGGTGCATATATGCAGATGTACGGTATTGACGTGATACCTACCATTAGTTGGAGTGACAGAAAATCGTTTGAGTGGTGTTTTGACGGGGAGCCGGTAGGCGGTGCGGTAGCAGTATCCAGTGTCGGAGTGATGAACAGCAAGGAGCGGAAAACACTGTTCGTGGACGGATATAATGAGATGTTGAGAAGATTGAAACCCGAGACAGTACTATTTTACGGACAGGTTCCGGAAGAATGTACAGGAAACATTGTAAAGATTAAGTCGTTCGGTGAAGAACTGACGGAAAGGAAAAGAGGTAAATAAAATGGGGGGGCGTGGAAGTGCAAGTAATTTGCAAAATAGGAAAGCCGATATAATAGCCTTTCCTACAAAGAATTCTACTAAAAAAACGGGTTCTTGGAATTATCCAGGAATGAGTGAAAGGACAGAACAACTTAAAGATGCGGTTGAAAAAGCGAATACAAGAGCGAAAGTAAGCAGTGCATACAGAGGGTTGAAAGGACATGAATCTAATCTGATAGCGAATATTAATAATCCGAAAGAGGATGGTGACAAGAAAGTGTTAATGACGGAACTCAGAAAGACAAGACAGCTTTTGCGAAAATTAACAGACAAAAAGATTTTGTGATGATGGAAATGTATGGTTTAATGCTGGGAGGTAGATAGCATGGCAAATCTAAATAGCATTGCTAAGAAGTTACAGAAAGCAATACTACAAAAAGGATTAGTTATAAAGATGGGGACAAGTCAGTTTTATTCTGTGGAGCAAAATAGACTTATCACCATGCACATCCTATCTACTAGAGTGCTAGAGCGAAAGAAAAACGGGGAATGGAAATATTATGATTATGAAATTATCCGAACAGCATCACAGATAGAGATTGTAAATTGTTTAAACGATATATGGAGGGCGGTGAAAGAATGATGGAAAACTATACAGAGATACCAGTAGAATTAAACAAACCAGGCTCACGTGATGTGGAAGAAATGCAGAAGGAACTCATTGACATGATTGCAAAGAATGAAAAGCTGAAAGAAAAGAATGAGTATCTGCAAAAAGAGGTAGAAGACGCAAAGGCTGTCGAAAAACGGGCACTGTGCGAAGTACAGGAGCTTATTGCAAAGAATAAGAGACTGGTAGAAGAACACAACAGGCAGAATGGAACGATACAGGCACTTAACATTGCACTGGATGTCATTACAGACAGATACAGTAACCTAAGGAAGAGACTGTGTAGAACAGGCAAGGGCGGTGAGTAGCATGGATGGATATATGGAAGAGGGTGGGTAGATGCCGAAAGGAAAAGAACTCACTCCGAAGCAGAAAGCGTTTTGCGATGAATATCTGACTGATCTGAACGGGGCAAGAGCTTATAAAGCAGTGTATAAAAGCATAAAAAACGATGCGACAGCTAGGGCGAACGCAAGCAGAGCGCTAACAAATGCTAACGTAAAAGCCTATATTGCTGAACGAATGAAAGAGATACAGAATGAGAAGACCGCCGACCTCGAAGAAGTCATCCGATTCTTTTCTTCCGTTATGCGTGGCGAAGTGAAAGACCAATTTGATTTGGACGCTACTATTTCCGACCGCCTGTCTGCCGGGCGTGAACTCATGCGTTGGTATGAGAAAGCCGATGGAGAAGAAAAAGATACTGGTGGAATCACAATCATAAATAACATTCCGAAACCGGAGGACGCAGATGGGGGAGATTAAGCTTACTGATGTGATAGCTCCGGCTTTTTACGGTGTACATTGGGATATCATAGATGAAAAGCACACGTATTATGATTTGTTTGGTGGTCGAGGTTCGACTAAATCATCTTTTATCGGTACAGAGATACCACTTGGAATGATGCAAGACGCAGTGAATGGCATACACTCAAATGCGGTTGTATTCCGAAAAGTTGGGAATACACTAAGAGAATCGGTATTTGAACAAATCGCATGGGGAATAGATGCGCTTGGAGCATCGGACGAATGGACATCAAGCTTAAGTCCTATGCAGTATGTGTATAAGCCGACAGGACAGAAGATAATCTTCCGTGGATTGGATAAGGCAAAAAAGACGAAATCTATAAAGATTAGCAAAGGATATTTTAAGTACTTATGGTTTGAGGAATTGGACGAATTTGCCGGAATGGAAGAGGTACGAATGACACAACAGTCTGTTCTCCGTGGTGGCGAAAAATTCGTTGTTTTTAAATCGTTCAATCCACCGATCAGTAACAGCAACTGGGCGAATAAGTACGTAGCAGAGCCGAGAGCGGACAGCTTAAGGCATAAGAGCGATTATAGATCTGTTCCGGTAGAATGGTTAGGGCAACAATTCATTGATGATGCTGAGTATCTGAAAAAAACCAACCCGAGAGCTTATGAGCATGAATATCTTGGAATCCCTGTAGGACTTGGCACAAATATCTTTGAGCTGTTGGAGATTAGAGAGATTACAGATGAAGAGATAAGTAGGATGCAATCTATCTACCAGGGCGAGGACTGGGGATGGTTCCCGGATCCGAAAGCGTTTTTGCGTGTTGCTTATGTTCCAAATCAACAGAAAGTATACGCACTGGATGAATTGGGCGGTTGCAAAATAAGGAACAGCGAGATGGCACGACAGATAAAAGAAAAGGGATATGATGATTGCGCTATCTACTGTGGAGTGGATGAAGAAGAGAGCATTGTTGACTTTCGAGATGCCGGACTTCCGGCACGTAAAGCAATCGTGACACCGGGTAGCCGGAAGTATACGTTTGAGTGGTTGCAATGCCGTACATTGGTCATTGACCCAAGACGGACACCAAGACTGTACAAAGAGGTTATAGAGTATGAGCATGAGCGAGACGGCAATGGCGAAGTAATAGCAGATTATCCGGACGGGAACGACCACTGGATTGATGCATTGAGATATGCTACTAGTCCGATATCTATGAGACGCGGACAGAGTGCGTAGGAAAAGGTGAATAGATGGGAATTATAGACAAGATAAAGGCGGTGTGGGATAAAGTGTTTAAAACAAACGATGTAAAAAAAATATTCGGAATAGAAACGGGGCGGTCATCTTATATGGATACTGCCCTGTCGAAGTATAAGGACATGCGAACTGGTATTCCGTATTGGTGTACCGGGAGGATAAAGCCGACAAGGTTTTCAAACGTGATCTGTCGTGAGATAGCAAACCTCACACTGTTTAATGCGGACATTCAGATTACAGGAAATAACGAACTGCAAAAGAGATTTGATAGCGTAATGAACACATTACAGGAGAAACAAGAGGAAAGCTGTGCGACCTGTGGAATGATGGTCAAGAGCAATGGTGATGATGTAGAATTTTTGGATCCGGATTACTTTCTGATTACAGACACCAACACGGACGGGGATGCGTTAGCAGCTATATTCTTCTCATACCTCAAAAAAAATGACAAATACTACACGAAAGCAGAGTATCACAGATTTGAAGATGTCGGACTGGAACGTGTATACCATATATCCAGTAAGGCTTTCAAGTCTGATAACAAGGATATGATCGGGACAGAGATCACACTTGACAGGGTAGATGAATGGAAAGACATTGAGCCGGAAGTGTACGTACATGGGTTAGAATATCCGCTGTTTGTCTACTGGCGAAATCCTTATGCAAATGCGATTGACAAGGAATCTCCACTGACTGTTCCGGCGTTTTCGGAATGCATTGAGGAATTGAGATGGCTTGACATTGCATTAAACATGATGGGAGATGAAACGGAAGACAGTAGACATATTACTTACGTACCGCAGACAGCTATTGAATATGCAAGCAAATATTCCATCGAATTGCCGAGATTTATCCAAGGTATCGAAATGGGATCGAACGAAGATAGCATCAAAGAGCACGTTCCAACGTTATTAGTAACTGAGCGTGTGGCTGGAATTAACTTCTTACTATCTGTCATAGGATATAAATGCGGATTCTCAAACGGATATTTCTCTTTCGATCAGAATCAAGGCATACAGACAGCAACACAGGTAGAATCTGACGATAGACGTACACTGCATACCATCCAGGCATTCCGAAACATTTTGGACGGAAAGAACCATGACGGAGTACTGCACAGAATCATCTATATCCTGTACGCAGTTGGCACAGCGAATGGAACTATCCCGGCAACGAACTACCAAACAGCATGCGATTTTGAAGACCTTGTATACAACTTAGAGGATGATCGTGCACGGTGGTGGAACTATGTGGTACAGGGCAAGGTTCCGGCATGGATGTATTTTGTGAAATTCGAGGGGATGACCGAAAGCGAAGCGAAAGCAATGATTGAAGAAGCACAGGAACAGAATAAGCCGGACAGTGGATTGTACGAAGAATAGGAAAGAGGTGAACCAAAATGGAATATCTTATCATAGACCCATCAACAAGAAAAATTACAATCCCCAAAAGCGAACAACTTTTTGGAGTGTACGGAGAGGGGAATATAGAGAGAAAACATTTCAAATGTCCTAAGATCGTAGGAGATAATGTCGAGTTGTCTGACTGTTACATTTTCGTAAATTACTATACTGCAAAAGGATTGCCGGGGAAATATACCGTAAAAGATGTGAAGGTAGACGGGGAGAATATCACTTTTTCGTGGGAGTTAAAGAAACACATCTTTGACGCAAACGAGGATACATCTATATATTTTGCGGTAGAAGCGAAAAACAAAGATAAAGTAGAAGTGTTCAGAACCAGTCCGGCTACCGGAAAGGCCAAAGAGACGATAGACACGGATACAGAGATTGAAGAGACTCACGCCGATGTCATTCTTGACCTTATATCCAGAGTAGACACATTGGAGAAAAAGCCTATTTCCGAGGAGCAGATAGAGAAATCTGTAAAAAGCTATCTGGAAAAGAATCCTATAGAAGAGACGGATCCAACGGTACCAGAATGGGCAAAAGCGGAAGAAAAGCCTACTTATACCGCAGAAGAAGTCGGAGCACTGCCGAGTACGACCGTGATTCCATCGAAACTTTCAGAACTGACAGCGGACGATGAACACGAAACTGTGACAAAGGGAGAGAAACAAGCTTGGAACGCAAAGAGTGACTTTTCAGGAGAGTATAGAGATTTAACAGGAAAGCCAACAATCCCAACAGTACCAACCAAACTCCCCAACCCACAAACATTGACCATCACATATGGCGGTAAAAACCACACATATGATGGTTCAGAAGCCATTGCTATAACCATAGAAACAGGCAGTATAGAAAGAATAGAAAAACTTGCTACAGATACCACAGTAACGCTCGAACCGAATAAGCTATACGTATTCCCAGAGATGAAAAGTCTTACATACACCATCGGAGAGGGAACGGGAGAGGTGCATTTTATATTCAAATCTGGTGCAACGGCAACACGGGTGGTACATCCATCCAATGTAAATATCGGTAGTTTTTCGGTCGAGAGCAACAAGGTATATGAGGTATCAATTTTAGAGGGGCTGTTAACTAGCCAGAATTGGAGCGTGAGCTGATGGAACGGAGAAGGACATTGGGAAGTGAGGTGGAAAGTGTAATGAGCGAAGAATATGAGCTTGTCGGTACTGCAAGCATAACGGAAGAAACGGCTAATGTAGAGATACAGTTGAGTAAACCTTGTACAGATATGTATATGTTCTGTGAGAATTTAAAAGCAACAGTTAATTCGCAGTTAATTATTGCTATCGGAACTGCCAATGATCTTAACGGAATTAACGGTGAATTATCCACAAATGTACAAAACACTATTCAGCACATAAAGAAAGTTGGAAAAACATGGATAAGAACGGGAAATAATCATGGGGCATATGGACTTAATGTTGCATCGACACAGATGTATAGGACAAGCATAATTCCAAATAAGTTTACACCAGAAAATATTTCTAAAATGACATTATGTCTTTTAAATGACTTTAAGTTTACATCTGGCACAATAGAAATCTACGGGAGGTAGTTGACATGAAACGTAAATTAACACACAATCTTGCCAGTCAGTCAGTCAGTCAGTCAGGGCAATTGTAATCTAGCTGATTCGCTCCTGTCAAGTTGGGCGGTGGAATTATGAACCGCCGGAGAATAATGCTTATGAATGGACAGAAGGAAAATGAAGTGAAAGAATGGGTTGAATTGCTGAATGAAAGCAAAGAGGTAACAGACCAAAAGACTGTAGAATTTGACATTGCTAATGCTGAAAAACATGAGGAATATTGGATATACCTACAGATAGAAAAGCATACGGGAACAGAACCATGTAAAGGCAATTGTAAACCGATAATAAACGGAGCATGGATTGGATATTACAGTCTTAATGTGGATTTCTCGGCAGACCAGTATGTATCATATCATATTTGGACAAATCCAATAAGTGTGTTGGAAATTGCGAAAAGTATGAGTAAGCCACAGTTTAATCTTGTACAAATATTAAGACAGATAGAAACTATTGGAAATGAAACAGGTACAGGAAAATTTACTTTAGAATTTCCAGCAAATTATACAGGAAAGATAACAGCAAAAATACTTGGTAGATAGGAGGTTGAAACAAAAATGGTAAATAGTAAAATCCTAACAGACAGACAGACAGACAGACAGACAGACAGACAGACAGCACAGCTTAAGGCGTAGGTTGCTTAATACACAAGAAGAAACAAGCGAATGGCTCTATGAAGCTTACTTAACTAATAGTGGAGGGTGGTACGGCAAGCGGTGCCCGGCTATCGTATTCGACGTGAAGCAAGGAGAAAAGTATTATATCGAATGGAGCAATGTTAGAACACAGAATAAATACATCTATGATATGCGTAGATGTGGTGGAGCGTACTTGACCTATGTTCCAAATCAGATTGCAGAATCTGGAAGCATTGAGATTGTTATTCCATCAGACGGGACACTGTATGTCGGATGTGGTTATAATAATAAGTTTTCTCATGGTGACATTGGTGTTGCCTGTTTTGATGGTGATTACATAAAAATAAAGAAAGCGAGGTGATTAAATGCACGCAAAACTAAGTAATGGATTCTTGCACAGTGCGCCGAAGACGATAACACTTGATGGCAAGACAATCAACAATCCGCTCCCGGAAGAACTGGAAGAGTTGGGCTACAAGCCTGTGGTGTACACAGATATGCCGACAGATGCACCAAGCGGACAGCACTACGAATCTGGATGGGAAGAGGGAGACAAGATAGTTCAGACGTGGACGCTGGTAGACGATCCAGTCTATCCAGAGCCGGAGCTGAGCGCAGATGAAGCACTTAATATAATTATGGGGGTGGTACAGTGACGAGGGAACAAGCAGAACAGTTGCGGAAACTGTTGGAAAACCAGACAGCCAACATGACCGATGAACAGATTCTTGAATATCCAGACTTTGTGGAGAAATGGCAGTCTGGCAAGGAATATGTAGCTGACAAGCGGTTGGAATACAATGGTACTATATACAAGGTATTACAAGCCCATACAAGCCAAGATACATGGACGCCACCGGATGCACCGTCTCTGTTTGCCAAGGCGCTTATACCGGATGAAAATGTTATCCCGGAGTGGGAACAGCCAGACAGCACCAACCCTTACGCCAAAGGAGACAAGGTAACACACAATGGCAAGACATGGATTAGCACGGCAGACGGGAATGTCTGGGAACCGGGTGTGTATGGATGGGAAGAGGTATAAGGGGACACGCCAATCCGAAAGATAAATGATAATGTCTGTAAAGGAGGACTAAAAAATGGAACAGATTATTAGTTATGTAAAGCCGGAGTTAATGGTGGTTTCTTTTGCCTTGTATTTTCTTGGAAAATGGATGAAAGGCTCACATAGGATTAAGGATAAAGACATTCCACTTTCTCTCGGAGGTATTGGAATTATTATTTGCGGAATGTATGTAACGGCAACTTGCGATTTGGACAGCATGAAAAATGTTTTTATGGCACTGTTCACGTCTGTAGTACAAGGTATCATGGTAGCCGGACTTAGTACATACGTTAATCAGATTATTAAGCAGATTGGAAAGGACGAATAAGTATGGCAACAAGTACGATTAATATTATTGTAATCTGCGTCTTTCTACTTCTGGCAATGAAGATTTCAAACAGAAAGGACAAATAATGCTTACGCCGGAATATCTCTTTCATGTGACTGAGGGTGCGGAAAAGATAACATCGGATATGCACAAGAACATCATGGACATGATCGTTGAGCGCATAATGGTGCGTATAGGCCGTGGAGAAAATTATCTACTTACAGCTACGGACAGATGGCAGATACAGGTGTTACAAGAATCTGGATACTTACTGGAAGACATACAAAAAGAGATTGCTGACAAAACGAAGAAGCAAGAGAACGAGCTGAAAAGTGCATTTGAAGAAGCCGGTATAAAAGCTATCGAGAGAGACGATGCGATATATAGGGCGGTAGGACTATCACCTACGCCCTTATTGCAATCTCCTGCATTGCTCAGAATACTGGAAAGAGATTATAACGCTACGTGTGGAGAATGGAGAAACCTTACACGAACAACGGCAGATGAAGCACAGAAGTTGTTTTTGAAAGAGGTCGACACCGCTTACCGCATGGCATCAAGCGGTGCTGTATCATACACACAAGCCGTCAGAAATGCTGTTGACAGGATGATAAAGCAAGGTGTTAAAGTATCGTATCCGTCCGGTAGAGAAATGAGCATAGAATCAGCCACAATGATGACTGTCCGCACAGGGATAAGCCAGTGCGCCGGAGCAATCGCACTAAAACGAATGGAAGAATTGGAATGGGACACCATCCTAGTATCTGCACATGTGGGCGCACGAATTGGTGATGGCGGTAACAATCCAACGAACCACTTTTGGTGGCAAGGAAAATTCTATTCTCGGACAGGTAAAGACAAGAGGTTCCCGGACTTCCGAACAGCAACAGGCTACGGAACGGTGACGGGGCTGTGCGGCGTGAACTGTCGACACTCTTTCGGATCCGGTGACGGTGAAAACAATCCGTATGCAGATATCAACCTGTCGAGTGAAGAAAATATCAAAGCGGAAGAGCGTGCGAAAAAGCAACGGCTTATGGAAAGACGCATTCGCAACAGCAAGAGAGAGATTCAGAATTTGCAGACTGCTATAGATGCAAGCGGAGATGATAAGCTTAAATTCGAGTTGCAACAGATGTATGACCGCAAGTCAGCGGTACTCAGACGGCAGAATAAGCAATACCGTGAGTTCTGTAAAGAAAATGACCTTAAAGAATATTCGGAACGGCTACGGGTAGCACAGTGGGATAGGTCACAAGCTGTGAAGTCGGCAAAAGCAGCACAGAGATATATAAAATCAAAGGAAAAGTGAATATGGAACTAATAACACAGATACTTGCTATATGCGGTGCTATATCTGTTATCGGTGGTGCTGTTGCGGTGCTTTCCGGGTGGTACAAATCATGGAAAGCACCAAAAGAAAAACAGGACAACCGTATAGAGCAGATTGAAAAGCGAATAACGAATATTGAAACATCTATCACAGGGATTAATCAGAAACTTGATAACGATTATAAGAACATAAGGAATACGAGGGATGATATGAATCTATTAATGAGAAGTATGTTTAATTTGATCGAAAACAAAATCACAGGGAATAACATTGAGGGTTTAAAAAAAACTCGGGAAGAGCTTGTAAATGCTATGACGGACAAGAAACCAAAGGAATTATGAAAATATACTCTTTTACACGACCAGAACTTGACTATTTTGAATTAGAATGCAACTTTACATCGGATGAATTGAAACTGTTCCGGCTCCGTGCTAAAGCTATGCCTTTAGAGGACTGTGCGGAAGAAATGAATGTGAGTGTGTCTACGGTCAAGAGATTGAGTAGAAGAGTAAATGATAAGATTGAAAGGGTGGTATAGGCATGAACTTCGGAGAAGCCATAAAATGCATGAAAAACGGAAAGAAAGTTACACGCAATGTATGGAAAGAAAACTTTTTTAATGGGAGAAAACAGTTTATTTTTATTGGAAAAAACAAAGGTTTAACAACGAATACGTTTCTTGCAATTCTACCAGAAGAAGAATGTTTTTCGGACTGCATTATGAGTTACACACGAAAAGGAAGCTTTCAGCCAAACTGGACACCAACACAAGAAGATATGCTTGCGGAAGATTGGGAAATGTATCCGGCAGAGGAAACGGTAGTCGATGAAACGCCGAACATTACGGCAGATGAAATGATTGATCTAAAAAACCGTATCGGGTGGAATATTAAATTTTATTCTACCGGGGGAACAATTATTTCTGAGCACATGGACTATCAAAAACTCTTAACCGGGGCAGAAAGTACATATATGCTGTCGTTTGTTGTCCCTAAAAAAAGTCTTGATGGTTTGTCAATGACAAATAAATGCCAAAATGTTATTGTTTCTGGACTTTTATTTAAAGTATATGCTTCTAGGAATATTGCTGACGATAGCCTTTGGCTCGTGACTGAAAGTGCCTTATCTGAAAAAGAATTTCACACAATTATAAGATTGGAGAGGTGATTGTATGATACCTAAGATTTTTAAAATAAGTGGATATCTCATAGACCCGACAGGCAGACTTGAACCACACCACATTAAGGCGAAAATGCTTTACGGCTGTGGATTTCCACTTGTAGGACAGCACATTCACGTACAGAAAGCAGAGATTAAGAAGCTGGATGAAAAGCATCCACTCATGAGAGAGAACTGTGATTTGGCAGAATGCGAGAAGTATTTCAATGACGAACCTCCGACAGTGAGCAATAGAAAAGTTGAACCCGGACAGGTGTACAGGCACTTTAAGGGCGAGACAGTAAAAGTCCTGTATATTGCACAGGATAGCGAAATGCCGGGACAGTTCAAGGTAGTTTATGAATGCTCTAATGGCGTGTGGTGCAGACCTTACGGAATGTTTGTTAGCGAGGTAGACAGGAAGAAATACCCGGATGTGAAGCAGAAGTACAGATTTGAGTTAGTGGAGGAATAATTATGATTTTTAAAGAAGCGTTTGAATTAATGAAACAGGGTGCGAAAGTAAAATTGCCTGGATGGAATGGTTACTGGTGTTGGGATAATGATAAGCAGACGATTATGATTCATTGCAGACCAAAGGATTCCGACAAAGGACAGGGAGAAATTCTTGATATCCGTGAAACGCAGAGAGTGGAATATACTTTCATGCACACACAGAGAGACGATTGGATGGTTGCTGATGAAGAAAATTGCGGTATTCTCGGTGGTCAGTCAACATTTGGATTCGGTGATGCTATCCGTTATCTGAAAAGAGGGCTTAAAGTGGCTCGTAAAGGTTGGAATGGTAAAGGAATCTATCTGGAAATGTATTCGCCAGAAGTCAATCTTGAAACTATTGCAGAAGCAGTGCATAACGCATGGTGGGAAGAAAAGAAAAAACAGGGAGTTACAGATCACCCGGATATGATTCCGTATTCTGAACTGAGTGAAGAAGTGAAAGAATACGACAGAGTTACAGCAAGAACAACTATTGAAGCATTCAATTATATGACGCATTCGTTCATATATATCAACACTACTGGATTACAGACAGAAAATCCTTATGCGCCTAAAAATAAAGTGCCGTGGACACCGTCTCAGACTGATATGCTTGCAGAAGATTGGATGTTTGTGGAATAGGAGGATTAATCATGATTATCACAGGAATGAATCACTTTCAGAGCGTATGTAAAAAGAAACTTGTTGAATGGTACAACAAGAGCGACAAACCTCACAAGGGACCTAATGATGTTCAAACAATTGACTTAAGCAATGTATTTATTGTATGGAGTTGCAAAACTTTACAGAACTATAAATGCCTTGCTTCAACTGACATCAGTGGTGACGGAATCTATGCAGAGTACACATACAACGGGGATAAACAGGAGTTGTACGAAGATGTGTACGGAAAGATTACGAACACCCGTTATACAGAAGAATAAGTGATACTTTTTAGAGACTTTAACGAACTGTTAAGGTCTCTTTTTTATGCGTAAAATAAAAGCATAGAGAACAAGAAATACTAATTTACAGGAGGTATGAGTATGAATCCATATATGCCATATACATCGTACATGCCACAAGATGCTTATATGCAAGACCAGATGGCATTACGACAACGGATAGACAACTTATCACAGGCTCAACAGCAATACAAGGCACAGGCACAGCCGAATGTGAACTGGATACAGGTAGCCGGAATTGACGGGGCAAGGAATCAGATTGTACAGCCGGGAACTACGGCTTGGATGATGGATAACAATGCGCCATACTTCTACGTTAAATCCGTTGACGGTGTGGGAAGTGTTACGTTTAAAGCTTTTGAATTCCATGAGGTACAGGCGAACAATCCACAACCTGTAGTGGAAAACATGGACGCTAAGTACGTGACAAGAGAAGAATTCAACAAATTACTGGATACATTGAAACCTCAGCCGGAAGAACAGAAAGGGGAGCTGACACATGAGTAATCCGTTAATGGGAATGATGGGCGGTATGCCGGGTGGCAACGGCCCATTCGGAATGATTCAAAAAATGATGGGGATGGTGCAAAATACACAGAATCCAGGAGCAATGTTGCAGAATATGGCGCAGAGCAACCCGAACATCAAAAAGGCTATGGATATGTGCCAAGGAAGAAACCCGAAAGATGTATTTATGGAGATGTGCCAGCAAAATGGCATGAATCCAAACGATATTATTAATAAAATAAAGTGATATCTGGACGGAGTGCACACGTCTTGATAAATAAAAGAAAAGGAGAACCAACATGAACGAGGGATTAAACACACTTAGTGCTGCCGATGTAGCAGCAGTCACAAGAAACAACGATGGAAACATGTGGGGCGACGGTGGATGGTTCTGGATTATCATTCTTGCTTTCCTGTTTTGCGGTAACGGATGGGGAAACAACAACGGAACACATGACGCTTTTGTCTCTGACGAATTCGTGAAAAGAGATATCTTTAACACAAATCAGAATGTGTCCAACACAGCTTGCGAGACACAGAGAGACGTATTAGAGAACCGCTATACCACACAGCTCGGCTTGCAGAACTTACAGGCTCAGCAGTCTCAGTGTTGCTGCAACACACAGAAAGAGATCTTACAGAGTAGATATGATGCAGCATTACAGGCACAGAACATGCAGGCACAGATGGCACAGTGTTGCTGTGATATCAAAGAAAGCATCTTAGCAGATGGACAGGCTACACGCCAGTTAATCCAGGATAACACGATTCAGAATTTGAGAGACAAGCTCGCTGATCGTGACAGAGATTTGCAGACAGCATATTGGCAGATCTCACAGGTATCACAGACCAATAACATTATTGATGCAGTGAGACCGACACCAAAACCGGCTTATATGTCTTGCAGTCCATACTTTGCGTATAACGCATTTGGTAATGGTTGCTGTGCAAGTGGGAATGTGATGTAAGTGAACGATATATCACTACTTGACTTTCTTACAGTGTACGGAGTTGCTTTACAGATAGCGAATTTTAACAGTGATCTATCACAGGCGAGCAACTCTGACATCGAAAAACACTTGCATGAGCAAGACAGTAAGTATTTTTTGAAAATAATTGAAAACCAAAACAAAATTATAAGCATGTTGGAAGAATCCATATCTACGAAAAAGTAGTCTTGCGAACATCAAAGAGAGTAGGCATGCGCTTGCTCTCTTTTTTAAGAAAGGAGAAAAAATATGTTAAATTCTATTGCTAAAAATGCTCAGACAGTAGCAACAAATCAGAATGTATTATTTACAGAAACAAGAGTGAAAAGCCGTAGATGTGCTTGTAACACAGGGTGGCTTGCACATGACAACGGCAGTGGACTTTTTGAAATCACAAACCGTGGAAATCTGCCAATGGCGGTCGAAGTTGAGTTTAACGGAAACGTTACGGCATCTGCAATAGGAGCGGTAGCGTTATCTATCAAACAGAACGGAGAACCGATTTCCGGTACGGAAATGGACTATACAGTAGCAACGGCAAATGTGTATCAGAATGTCGGGGCAACTACATTGATTGCAGTTCCGGCCGGAAGTAGCGTCACTATATCGGTTGGCAACGTTGGCACCGTTGACACATTGGTTAAGGATGCGAATATCATCATTAAAAAGCTCTCATAGAAAAGGGGTGAGTTTCTATGATTGATTTTAAAAGCAACCTAGATGTCAAAACTCCGAAAGAAATCTTTGCCGAAATCAACGAACGGTTTATCGGAGCTGTTATGATGCACGGACAGTTTGCGGACTACTTCGATTTCCTTGGCTTAAAAGGCTTTAAGCGGATGCATGAGTACCAGCACATTTCGGAAAGCTTGGAACGTAGGAAAGTGTGCCGATATTTTATAAACCATCACAATCAGCTTATTGATGATGTATTTGATGGAAAAGTGAATGTTATCCCGGATGCGTGGAGAACGGCCAAACGGTTAAGCGTTGGGAAAAGCACAAAGCAGAAAGCCGTAGAAGATGGATTTGTTGAGTACCACAATTGGGAATCTGAAACAAAGGAAGCGTACGAACAGTACGCACACACGCTAAGAGAAAACGGTCATGTGGCTGATGCTATGTTCGTGGAATGCTTGGTAGAGGATGTAAGCGAAGAATTAAAAACTGTAGAATGTATGATTAACGACCTCATATCTACCGGATACGACATGGTATACATCACAGAAATTCAATCGGAGATTCACGACAAATACAAAAAGAAAATGAAAGGAATCGAGGTGTAATAAATGAGCGAGATCAAAAAGATTTTGGAAGAACAGCTTGAACGTGAGAAAGCATCTGCAAAGAAAGACTTAAATATGTCTAACTTACAGGCAATGTACATGATTACATCTACATTGTGTAATATGAAATCTTTGGAATGCGAAAGCGTACCGGGGATGATTGCGGATGCATCGGAAAACCTTATCAAGAAGTACAGTAACGGAAAGTACGACAAAAACATTGATTCACTATATGACCAGTACATTATGGCGAAAGAGATGTATCAACAGAACGGAGATCAGGCACATAAAGACAAACTGATGGAAAGCGTTGGAAGACTCATGGTAGAGGTATACGATATGCTTTCTTCTATGGTGATGGACTCAGATTTTGCTGACGAAAGAAAAGAAATTCAGAGACAAATTAAAAAGCTTGCAGAGATGTAAAAGGTTTTAAATAACACCTAATGACTCCTGATAAACTCTATCACGGGGGACAAGTTTATGCCCTCTACATTATACAATAAACATGGTGAATCACATAGGACATTTTCTTTTCTTGATACACCTCCTTTCAATAAAGCCTAATAGCGGAATGCTGATTAAAGGGCAGTCAAACGCCCGTTAGGCTTTCCCCTAAGGTTGCGGACTTAGGGAACCGTCATCTTATGTTACCTCCTAAAAATATAAAATGATAAATTTTCATCCCGCAAAGGATAGTGCACAGTATGGTGCATGGATTCATATCCGGCTATCCTTTTTCTGTATAGAGTTAGTTACGGAACAATATGCAGATTGACCGTCAAATAGCCGTAACAGTGGTTGGAACTGTATAGAGGGAACACTTACACCAACCACTAACGGGATATAGTTCAATGGTAGAACAAAAGTCACAATCATCTCTTTGAAAAAAAGACTTATGTCCACGGTTCGATTCCGTGTATCCCGATTACCCCGACAGAGGTTCATCTGTCTGAATCCCTACCGCAGACGAAGCGGTTAATAAGAGACGTTGAGGAGGATATGCAACATGAAAAATATTATTCAGATTATCAAGGATGCTGGTCTTGAAATTACAGATGAGCAGAAAAAGACAATCGAAGATGCAGTGAAAGAGAATTACAAGAGTGTATCTGACTATGATAAGCAGACACGAAAAGTAGAAACTCTGACACAGGAACGTGACAACTTTAAAACACAGTATGAAACAGCGAAAGAGACTTTGGACGGGTTCGAGGGAAAAGACTTCGATGCGATCACAAGAGAACGTGATGAGTGGAAGACGAAAGCTGAGAATGCAGAAAAAGAATGGAAAGACAAGCTTGATGCCAGTGAAAAAGAGTACAACCAGAAGATTGAAGAAAGAGACTTCAATGACGTTCTGACAAAGGCTCTTGCGGGCGAAAAATTCAGTTCTGATTTTGCCAAGACTGGCATTATCAACATGATTAAGGATAAAGGCCTGAAACGTGAGGGCGAAAAGATTCTTGGTCTTGATGATTACATGAAAGAATTGAAAGAATCTCAGAAAGATGCTTTCGTGGCTGATGGTAAGACACCACCAGTATTCACTACACCTACAGAAAAAGGTGGAAGTGAACAGAAAGCAGAGCCGTTTGTTCCTGGAACTGTTTGGTAAAACCATACTGTGAACCGACTATCAATAGGAGATAGCCGTTGACCTTAAAGAATTAAAGGAGAACAAAAATGGCAGAAACAACAAGAATTACATCGTTAAATATGTTACTTGACCCAACCGGAAAAATGCTTCTTGCAGAAGAGTACGGAAAGGTCATTGAAAACGTCCAGAAGAACACTATTTCTGGAAAAATGAAGAATACCGAACTTTCCGGTGATCCATCAGCCGGAACCGTAGAAGCGAAAAGATTCGCAAATGCGACATCTAAGAATTATGGAACTGCCAGAGGTGCAGCTAAAGGTGATGGAGTAAAAGGAAAGCCGGTTACGATTCCGATTAATGTAGATAAGGAAATCGTAGAAGAGGTTGAACAGAAAGACGTATCTCTTCTCGGAGTAGAGGGACTTATCGCAAAAAGAACAGCAAACCATGCACTTAGAATGATCGCAGAACTCGACACTGAGTTCTTCAAAGTTGCCGGAGCAGATGCGACAGAAGTTGATCTGACAGGTATTACAGCTATTGAGGAACAGGCTGAAACCATGATTCAGCAGTGCGAAACCACCAAGAATGAATATGTGGACGGAGTACCTCGTTCTATGATGAACATGATCTGTACACCTAAATTCTACGGAAAAATCCGCACATATCTTGACAAGGTTACGGTTCCAGGTGTTGGCGTGGCTGACGAAGAGTTCTACGCTTATCATGGCGTAAAAACATTCTCATGTGTGCACATGCCGACAGACGTTGATGTGATCGTGATGGTGGATGGAGCTATCGCACAGCCTGTTAAATCCACACCATACAGCGCTGAGAAGATTCCTCTTTCAGAAGCATACGGCATCGAACTCTTTTACCATTACGGAACAAAATCTGTAATGCCAGACCTTATCTTCAAGAACAAGAAAGGTGAGTAAGCATGAGACAGTTTGAAGACTTGGAAACAGGAAGAATCTTATCAACCGAGAACGAAACGAGTGCTCGGTTGATGGAGAACAATCCACAAAAATATAAAGAAATTTCAGTTGGAAAGACTAAAGCCAGATCAAATTCTAGTAAACAGGAAAATTAGGTGAAACACTATGGCGTACACAGATTATAAGTTTTATACAAAAAAATTTTTTGGAAAAACAATTCCAGAAAGCGAATTTCGTGAATATGCTGAACGTGCTAGTGACTGCATAGACAACTACACTATGGATCGCCTTGTCGATGGACTTCCAGAAAATGAGCGAGCAGAAACAAAAGTTCAAAAAGCTGTATGTGCAGTAGCTGATGAAATGTATAAGATAGATCAATCTAAAAAAGCTTCTATGGATGCCATAGGAACCATACAGAGAGAAGATGGGACGGTCGTAAATAAGACCGTCTCTTCTGTTTCTTCTGGAAATGAAAGCATATCTTACGCTAACGGGAACAGCCAGAGCAATCGGTATACCGTAGCAGCTACCAATGTGCAAGAAGAGAAAAAACTGCTTCTCGAAGCAGCGGTTAGCTATCTTTTTAACGTTACCGATGATAACGGAGTGTACTTGCTATATAGAGGGATTTGAACAATGGGAATTATTAAAAGATTATTTTGCAAACACAAAAAGAAAATCCATGCCGGAACATATTTGGAAGATATCGGAAACGGGATAAAAGAAACAAGGCACATATGGAAGTGTGAAAAATGCGGTAAGAAGTTTTATTAACGAGAGGTGATACCAATGTATGACAAAACCATAACGGTATTTAACAAATACGTGAATCAGAAAGATGAAATATTTTGGTATCCGACCGTAATTAAAGGTGTTCAACTCATTGTTGATAAATCCGCAAACATCGAAAAGACAGGACTTGATACGGCTGACACGGCAACGCTCCATGTTCTGTATCGCATGGCATCCGATGAAAAAGTAGTAGCTGGCAAAAAGTATCTTGAGCCTAAAAAATGGGCGAAACAAATTAACGATACGCTTGGACATACCGTCACATTTGCAAACGGTGACTTTTTTATTGAGGGCGAATATGATGAAAAGATGATAGCAGACGAAGACTATCAGAGCCGGAGAGACGGTGGCTTTTATGATTATATGAACAAAAATCACGACAATGTATTCTTAATCACCAATGTCGGAACATACACACTTATCCCACATTTTGAGATAGGGGGGAAGTAAATGGCACGTAGCAGAATGTTCCATTTTCCGAACATCTCGATAGTTGAAGCTGACATCAAAGTGAATGTGAATCTTGACCGATTCGAAAAGCAATTCCAAGATGCTCAACTTTGGCTGGATGAACAAGTATGGACAGGCACAAAAAAGTATATTCCACAAAGAGACGGGATGCTGATTGATACAACCAATACGCAGAACGAAGCTTTGAAAGGTAGTGGAAAGGTTTATGCCGGATATGGCCCTTACGCAAGATTTTTGTACATGGGAAAAGTCATGGTAGACCAGGAAACAGGTTCACCGTGGGCGAGACCAAAAGCAAAAAAGGTCGTGACAGACCGTGATATTCAGTTCTCGAAAGAGCCGAATCCTTTTGCAACAGACCATTGGTTTGATTCTGCTAAAGATGAGTTTGGTGATACATGGGTAAAAGGAGTGAAGAAACGTGCAGGCGGTGGATAGTAAAAAAATAGTGAAATACGATGTTGACGGATACGACATTGTAACAAATGCACTTAAAGATTTGCTGAATCAGTATCCTGGATTGGAAACCGGAGAAGTGTTTAAATTCTCCACACTCAAAGAAGATGACGGAATGGCATTCTATCCGGTATCAGGTGCGGTGATTGCACAGGAGAAAAAATCGGTAACAGGTAAGGTGAATCAGCTTTGTAACTACCCATTTTATATCGTGTACAGGACATCCCGTGATTCTCCGAATATGAAAGCGGATATCAAGGAATTTCTTGATAGTGTAGGTAAATGGCTGGAACGACAAACAGTCGTGATTGATGGCGAAAAGCATAGGCTTACATCTTACCCAACACTTACAGAAGAACGAAAAATAGAAGAGATTACAAGAATCACACCATCATATCTTGACAAGACTTACGAAAACAATGTGCAAGACTGGGTGATTAGTATGTCTCTTAAATACAGAAATGTATTCATAAGAACTAATTAACCGGACATCAATTGGAGATGTTCGCTGACCGTAAAAAGTTAACGGTAGAAAGGACTATAATATGGGAAATCTTAGCAGAGAAGCACTCGCACATTATCTGGACTATAGTTTCAAACAGACACCAGCAAGTGCTACGTGGGAAATCCTTGGTGATGACATCGACGATATGTCGGTTGATCTGAACCCGGATACAGAGACAAAGAAGAACATTCTTGGTCAGACAAAAACGACAGACAATGGATATGAACCGTCTATGGATGCAGATACATACTATGCAAACCCGGACAAAAAGCTGTATCCGAAGATTAGGGATATTGCAATGAAACGATTGAAAGGAGCGGACTGTAAAACACTTATGCTGGAAGTCCTTGTGGAAGATACAAGTGCAGAAAACCACCTTGCGTATGTCGAAGAGGTTATGGTAAAACCTCAGTCTTATGGTGGAGATACATCTGGCGTAAACATTCCGTTTAAAGTATCTTCTGACGGTAAGAGAACAGAGGGATATGTAAGTGCTACTTCGCTTGCTTCTGGCAATCCAGAATTCACAGCCGGAACAATCCCACATAGTCTTTCTACAGGAAAAGAAGTACTGTAACGCTTTATTAACAGGAGGAATAATATGAGCAACAAGTTACCAAAAAAAAGAAACAACAATCAACTTTGCATCTCGGTTGATTCTGGAAAGATTGAAGTGCCAATCATAGACAAACACACACATGAAAAACTGGGGCAGTTGGTATTTGCACCAAATGACACAAACATCGTTGAAAGATATGAAGAAGTTGTATCTTTTTGGAAGAATTACAAGATGCCTGAAGAAGACAGCTTAGAAGCTGTAAAGAAAGCAGAAAAAGAAATTTCAGATCAGCTTTCGTATTTGATTAATGCGGATGCGGAAAAAGCTTTCTTTTCTATTCTTGGCCCTTTTTCTCCTATGGATGACGGGAAAATCTTTATGGAACAGGTGCTTGATGGTGTAGCACAGGTTATTGAGAAAACTCTGAATACAAACGTAACAAAGGTACAGCGCCGTGTAAATAAGTATGTGGCCAAGTACCACAACTAATGGATGTCTGGAAACTCCCCAAATCTGTTAAAGTAAACGGCAAAGAATATCGAATACGCTCAGATTACAGAGCCGTGTTAGATATTCTTTGTGCTATTAATGATCCCGACATAGTATACGGAATGTCCGAAGAAGAGAAGAACTTAGAGATATACACAACGATTCTGGCTATATTCTACGAAGACTTTGATAATCTTCCAACGGAAGACTGGGAAGAAGCTTTAAAGACAGCGAAAGAGTTTATCGACTGCGGATTTAAGGGAGATAAGAAAAAACCGCAACTTATGGATTGGAAAAAAGATGCAAAGATTCTGATTCCGGCCATTAATAAAGTGGCACATGAGGATATTCGTGATAAAGAGTACTTGCATTGGTGGACGTTCATGGGACTTTTCATGGAGATTGGAGAATCTCTGTTCAGCACAATAACTAACATTCGTGAAAAAGTCTCGAAAGGGAAGAAATTGGATAGTTGGGAAAAAGAATTCTATTCTAGCAACAAAGAACTTGTTGACCTTAAAGCGACACCAGAGCGAAGCGAAGAAGAAAAAGAAGAGTTAAGAAAAGTATTCGGGCTAACAAATAATTAACCGGGTATCATGTGGAGATACCCGCTGACCGCAAACTTTTAGCGGTAGAAAGGACAATACATGACAGAAGATGGAAGTATTGTTATTAACACAAAAATCAGAACTGATGGCGTAAAGGCGGGTGCACAAGAAATTGAAGCCGGATTACGAAGAGCAGCAGACAGGGTAGATAATTTGGGAGCGTCTGCAAAAAACGCCATCAATAAGCAAATAGATGCTTTTGCAAAACTGAATAACGAATACAGCGCACAAGAGCAAAAGGTAGAATCGTTACGGCAAAAGGTAGCATCCTATGCAAATCAGCGCATCCCAACTACTGAATACAAGGAAATATCCGACCAAATTTCAAAAGCAGAAGCAAAACTCAATCAGCTTATGTCATCACAGGAACGTTTTGTAGCAAACGGAGGGAAAAAGAACACTTCGACTTATAAAAAAATGCAGTATGACATAGATGAACTTGCGAACACTATTAAATACGCACGGTCGGAGCTTATTGACCTGGAAGTTTCTGGAAAAGCCTTTTCGACTGGTGTGAACACCAAAGAAGCACAGGCAGACATGGAAAGACTTGCGAGTGCAGAAAGAAGACTCGCTGATATGCAGAACCGATTAAACACATCGTATTCTGGCATTAAAAGCAAACTTGCAAGTTACGGCACTGGTTTGGTTTCCTTAAAAGAAAAACTTTTTGGAGTAAACAGTGCTAATAGCAAAACTGCAAATTCCAATTCAAAACTGAGTATGTCATTTAAAGACGCTAGTAAATCAGCCGGATCAGCAAGAATGAGTATTGGAAGAATGCTTACGATGTCTCTATTGTTTAGCGGTGTTTTTCGAATTCTTAGTGCTCTTACGCAAGGAATAATAGGTGGATTTAATAATCTTGCTCAATACTCCAAAACCACAAACGCAAATATATCTACTTTGTGGGGGAGTCTTATAAGATTGCAAAATGCATTTGCTACAGCTTTCAGTCCGATTCTGACAGTTATCACACCGATACTGTCACGATTCATTGACCTTATCAGCACAGCCATAACCTATGTAGGAATGTTCTTCGGCTACCTTGCCGGGAATAAAACATACACAAAGGCACTGACAGTACAAAAAGATTATGCTGCAAGTCTGGACAAGACCGCCAAGTCTACGAAGAAAGCCACAAAAGCAGCAAAAGACTACTTGTCACCGCTCGATGAAATTAATCGGTACACAACAAATAAGGATACCGACACAACACCGTCTGGATCCGGTGCAAACGGAACACCGATCAGCAAAATGTTTGAAGAAGTTCCAATAGATGCACCGCCGATTTTCGAAAAAATCAAGGATGTGCTGGGGCAGATATTCCAACCGTTCAAAGAAGCGTGGGAGCGTGAGGGAAAGAACACAATTGATGCTGCTAAGTATGCATTGTCGGAGCTTGGAGCACTGGCAAAGAGTGTCGGCAGTAGTATGTTGGAAGTCTGGACGAATGGTACAGGCACACAGATATTGTCTACCATGTTACAGATCGCACAGGGACTGCTTACAACGGTCGGAAATATCGCAAGGCAATTAGACATAGCTTGGAATAAAAACGCCGTAGGGACGGCCATTATACAGGCTATAGCAGATGCATTCCAAAAGGTACTTGATATCATCAATCGTCTTGTGTGGGATACGGCTCAGTGGGCGGGATCATTGAACTTTTACCCGTTGCTTAATTCGATTAAGAATCTGTTTGAATCTATGTCACCGCTGATAGAAGCTATTGGAAGTTTCTTAGAAAGACTGTATACGAATATTATATTGCCGATGCTTACATGGCTGATAGAGAGCGGTCTTCCGGCGCTTATTAATGTACTTGCTGGCTTGTTTAATTTCCTCGGCGAACATCAGTGGATTGTTGATGCCATTGGGACAGCATTAGTTACAGCGTTTGCTACATCAAAGATAGTTCCTTTAATTGCAACTATATCAAGCGCAGTTCTTGGATTTGCTGGACACATAGGAACATTAATTGACATTTTAAAAGGCGGTGGTGGATTAATTGGCGTTATCGGTCAAGTAGTTTCTACGTTTGGCATTGTTCCTATTGCAATAGCAGCAGCAATAGCAGCGATTATATTGATAGCTACTCACTGGAATCAACTTAAAGCTGTAATGTTGAAGCTTATGGACTGGATAAAAGGAGTATTTGCCACTGACTGGCACGCTCAGTTCGGAGTATTTGGAGATGTAGTGGAAGTTTTTCTTAACAGCTTTAAAGGGATTTTTAACAGCATTAAACAGATATGCTCTGGGTTTGTCACATTTTTAAAAGGAGTATTTACGGGGAATGTAGATATGGCGCTAAAAGGAATACTAAAAATACTCCGCGGAGCTGCTAACTTAATCTACTCAATTTTTAAAGCACCTGTAAATATGGTTATCGCTTTATTTAATGGATTGAATCAAGCGATCATTAATGCAATTAACGGTTTGGTAGACGGACTGAATCACATTAAGGTACCAGATTGGGTTCCAGGTATCGGTGGTAAAGGAATTAATCTTTCCCATGCAAATTACACCAGAATTCCATATCTTGCACAAGGGGCAGTTATTCCGGCCGGAAATCCGTTCTTGGCGGTGCTTGGTGACCAGACAAAGGGAAACAACTTGGAGATGCCGGAAAATCTGTTAAGAAAAATCGTAAGTGAAGAAAGCGGAAAAGGTACAGGAATGATAAAACTTGTGGTAAATCTGGACAGCCGTACTGTACTTGAACAGCTTATTAATACAGCAAAAGAGATGCAGATGTCCAATGGACAGAATGTATTTGAACTCGGGAGGTAGGTAAAATGGCACAGCAAGTGATTAAGATTAATGGTCGGACTATTCATCAGCCAGACACATTCAAGTTCAGCTTTGCCACTACCTCTACAGAGGGAACAGAGCGATTAATGAGTGGAGTTATGTGCAATGAACCGATGTTCACGGTAGAATCTTACGCTTATGAGGGAAGTGACATAAGTATATCGGAAATGGCAAACCTTTTGCAGATGATTGTAAATCAGAGACAGGTGCAACTATATTATTTTTCCGTGTATTACGGAAGATGGAGAGAAGCACCGTTTTACGTCACACAAGGAAGTGTAGATATCGGGACATTAAAAGAGGGAGAAGAAAAGTACAAATCCCTTAGTTTTAACATAATAGGGGTGAATCCACTATGATACACATTAGCAATGCATATAAGAAAGCTATATACGGACGTAGTGACTGGTATCCATCTGCAAGGGTTACTTTCTTGGATGGAACAGTGCTAAATCTTGGCCGATCCGAATTTTTAATATCCGGCAACAACATTGTTGATGGAGCTGGTACACAAAGTTTGCCACTCGGCAATGTTGTTTCCAGAAAAATTACAGTAAAGCTGTATAACGCAGATGACAGATATAGAGTTCATAGCTTTCTTGGTGCCAAGATAACATTGTACAAGTCAATTAGCACGGATATAGGTGATCTGACTATAAAAAGTGGCACTTATACCGTAATTGACCCGGAAAGCTATGGGGATACCGTAAGCTTTTCTGCTTATGACGATGCATACAAACTTGACAGAGATTATACCACACATTTAACGTATCCACTCAGCCTAAAGGATATTCTGAAAGATTCTTGCAGAACGTGTGGTGTGCAGATGGATGTTACTTCGTTTTCTGATGATAACATCATGGTAAAGGAAAAACCTACAAATACCACTCACAGACAGGTGATCGGATGGATTGCAATGATTGCTGGTGGGAATGCGTGGATTAATGCAGATAACCATTTACAGATTTCACAGTATGATATGTCTCTTTTTGATAATATTGCGGACATTGACGGTGGATGGTTTGACGATCCGAGACAGAATTATGACGGTGGTCAGTTCGAAACAGACATGATATCAGAAAAGTATTCAACTTATGCGGATATGTCTGGCGGTACATTCTCAGAAGACATTAGCGAGTATTACTACGATGACTTGGATTGGAGTTCCGAAAAATATTCAAGCGGTTCGAATGTTGACGGTGGATGGTTTGATGATGGGTTGGAACTTCTTACAGATGATTCTTATGGAATTATGTACAGGTCCGTTGAAAGGAAACAAAAAAACGCATATCAGCTGATCGGAAAAAAAGATAATTTGTTCTTGCTTAAAAATGGAAATGTGCTTGGAGTACATTCCGTGGATGTGGAAGAAGCCAGCGGATACATTCTGACAGATGCTACAAATGTGTATACAAGTGGTGACATCATAGACGATGGTAGCTTCAAGTTAGTTGATAATTTCCATTTCTTAACTCAGTGGAAGACAGGGCTGACAACAGGAGTAGAGCCTATAGTTATAACAGGTATTCAAACTACAGAGGATGAAAAAACGTACACATATGGTTCTGAGGGGTACATATTGAGTATAGAGAATTCACTAATCAAAGATAAGAGCTTACTGGTTAATACGGTCGGAGAAAAACTTACGGGCGTATCATTTATGAATTTTTCCGGCGAACATCTTTCTTATCCTCTTGCAGACTTTATGGATCTTGCCTATGTTATCGACAGGAACGGAAAAGTAAACAAAACCATCTTGACTGATATTACTTTTAACTTTCTCGGTTTTACTTCGCTGAAATGTTCGGCCGAAAATGCAATCAGAAATAGCAGTAAGTACGTGACTTCTGAAACGAAAGCAATACAAAAGGCCTCTGCAATGGCCGATAAAAAAATCAGCAAATACGATGAAGCTGTTCAATCCCTTACAGCATTAATGACACAAGGGATGGGATTTTTCAAGACGGAAAAGATACAGGATGATAAATCCATTGTATTTTATCTCCACAACAAAGAAAAACTGGAAGATTCGAACATTATCTGGAAAATGGTCGGGGATGCTTTTGCGGTATCTACAGACGGTGGAAAAACGTGGAATGCCGGACTTGATTCTAACGGAAACGCAGTAGTTAATGTACTTTCTGCCGTAGGTATTAACTGCGATTGGATACATTCTGGAACATTGACACTTGGTGGCTATAACAACCAAAATGGTGTACTTTCGATGCAAGATTCAGACGGAAATGAAATAGGGAGATGGAATAATCAAGGTGTGTATGCAAAAGGACATTATGTATCCGAAGATTCTATAGGTAGAAAAATAGATTTGCATAATGCAAAAATTGATCTTTACTCATCTGGAGGAAAATATACAGGTTACATTTCTGGAGAATTAGATGGTATAGAAGCGAGAGCTACGTCTACGGATTACCTAAACATCGGAAAAGGTTATTCCGAATTTAATGTTTCAAAAAGATTACAACTTTTAAGTAAAAATCAAATTGCCATTTCTGCAAAGGAGATTGTGATTAATGGAAATAAAGCAAAAACAGGAACTGCCGTGTTTAGCGATGGAAGTTACTTAAAATTTGTGAATGGCAATTTAGTCGGTGGAAGAACTGCAAGTGGCACAACATTTTAAGGAGACAGGCATATGACAAAAACAGAAAGTGCGGTTCAATGGGCTATTAATATCGCAAACGATAACAGACATGGATACAGCCAAGCGAACCGGTGGGGGAATCCAGACTATGATTGCTCATCACTCGTAATATCTGCATGGCAACAAGCCGGAGTTCCGGTAAAATCAAATGGAGCTACTTATACGGGAAATATGTACAATGTTTTTCGTGCTTGCGGATTCACGGATGTAACGACAAGCTGCAACAGAGCCACTGGTGCTGGAATGCAAAGAGGGGATGTACTGCTAAATGTTAAATATCACACTGCAATGTACATCGGTGGTGGTCAGATGGTGCAAGCATCATCTACAAGAGGACATCCAGAAGCCGGGGATCAGACGGGAACAGAGATATGGGTGTGCAGATATTATAATTATTCGAGAGGATGGGATTACGTTTTACGGTATACAAAAGGCGGTTCTGCTGGCGGTGGAGGGACACCGACACAACCATCTGGTGTTTCTCTTGTAAGATGGATCCCTGGATAGAAAGGAGAAAATATGGCTATACAGATGCGTAGGGGACTACTTGCAGATTTTGACGCAAGTAAGATGCTCCCCGGTGAATTTGCGGTAACTATAGACGAAGTGGCCGAAAACCAAAAAGTATTTATCTGTTTTTCAGCCGGAACATTTAAGACGTTGGCTACAAGAGAAGATTTTGAGCAAGACTTGGCGAATATCCAACAGGCTATCGAAGACGCAAGAGAAGCGTCAAAGACAGCGAATGGAGCTATCGACAAGGCTAACCAAATCATAGCCGGAAAAGTCGGAATCGATGATACACAGTTGAGTGGATCTACAGTGTATTCTTCAGAAAAGACAGATCAGCTGTACGTTAAAAAAACAGAATACGACAAACTTGTTGAAAAAGTAAACTCTTTGGTAAGCGATTTGTCGAATGCTCTAGTAAGTAGGTGATAGTATGGACCAGATATACATTGAAGCGTTGAACGAAGCGAAAACATTGTCAGATAGTGATTACTTGCTCATAGAAACAAGCACAGAAGATCTAAAGATTTCTATCGAGACTTTAAAACAACTTCTTTCCGTTGCTACAGCGAATAAATTAACAAATCCGTTTGAACTAACTCTTTCTGGCGATGCTACAGGGGCAACAACTATAGACGGCAGTGAATCTGTTGATATTGATGTGTCTCAAATCAAAGCAACTTCGCTGAAAAACGATATTAAAATCAATGGTACACCGTTTGATGGGCAGGACGGAATAGTGACTGATCAATGGGGGAAAGAAAGACAGATTACTATCGGCGGATGCGTAAGGAGCGTAAATGGCGAATCTGATATTGAATTCCCGGCAAACGAAGTCTTTTCAGGATCTGGACAGCCTTACGTCCCGACCGCTGGTGGAGCTATGACAGGAGATTTAAAAAGGAACATTAATGATGCTGATTATACTGTTTACAGTGCTACTACAGAAACGACAGAATCTGGAACGTCTGTAAATATTAAATTTGGAGATGTTAATGCAAATCCAGTCATGCTCGGATTAAGCCAGCCAATTTGGAACAATGGCGTAAATGTAAAAAAACTGCTTACAGAGGACGATATTTACGAGTTAGAAAGACGTATTAGTGAATTAGAAAGTATGGCTACACAAACATTATCTATTAAGGAGGAAGATATAAATGGCTGATGAAAAAGCGCAGAAAATTTATGGGAAATATATAAAAGAACTTCCACAAGTTACAGAAGTAAATGATACAGATGATATCATCGTGGAAGATTCTACACCGATTACAAATCGAACAAAACTTGGTGTTATTTTCGATACGATTAAAAGCAGAATCGCATCTACGTGGAAGTTTTCAGAATTAGGGAATAAAACAATTCTGACATATATTACGGAATTAAAAGCAAAAGCCCCAGTATTTGGCACGACGTCTCTTATCGAAACACGTGCAAATAGTTACAAAGATACTACTGTAAAATTCGGAAAAACTTTTTCAAAGGCTCCGACTGTACTTGTATCTCTTTCCGGTGGATCGCAAAATACAAAATCGTTCGGAGTGCAGGTTTTAAGTACGACCACCAGTAGTTGCGTTATTCGTACTGTTAACGGAAACAATTCAAGTGTGTCTATTATTGTTAACTGGTGCGCATTAGCCTAAAAATGTGGGGAACATTGCCAACCGAAAAACATGAGATGATTTCCTTATCAAACAGGGAAGGAGAAAAAAATATGGCAGCTATGAGCGAAGAAACCATGTGCGAAGTGATCAAAAGCTGTGCCTACGGATACACTGTAGACGAATTGGCAGAACACTACGGCATGGAAAAAACAGATGCAGAAAAGTTTGTGAAAGATCATGCATCAGAGATTACAGAAACGAAAGAACACTTAAAACAGGAGGGATATATTGAATAGGATAGTCGATGTTTCTGAACATAACAGGAACATCGACTGGGCGAAAGTAAAAGCATCCGGCATTGTAGGTGCTATCATCAGATGCGGATATGGACAAGATCAGGCAGGACAGGATGATAAAAAATGGCTGAGAAATGTATCTGAATGTGAGCGTCTTGGCATCCCTTACGGTGTATATCTGTATTCTTACGCAAAGACTACAGGTGCAGTACAGGGAGAAATCAACCACGCATTAAGACTTTTAAAAGGACATTCCCCGGCATGGCCTGTATATTTTGACAGCGAACAACAGGGAACACAGGGAGTTGCAAAAGCCAATGCAAAAGCATTTTGTGACGCAATGGTGGCACATGGCTATAAAGCCGGAATCTATGCGTCTACATCTTGGTACAAGAACTATATCGGCCAGACATGGGGATATTCTCTGTGGATTGCATCTTACGGCTCTAAATCTGCCGGAGTAAACGGAATTGATATGTGGCAGTACACATCAAGAGGTTCTATTCCAGGCATTCCAGGTTATGTGGATGTGAACTATGTGTATAAGAATCTTGGTGGTACTGCAAAGCCTGTGCAGAAACCGACTGTAGCACCGGCACCTAAACCGGTAGATGAATCTTGGAAAGGTGACAAGAGGTATTACCTGGAAAACACCCGTGTAGGGGCATGGCAGAAAGCTATGAACATAGGATTTGACACTAGAGAATTATCTGAGGATAACAAATTCGGTGTCGGCTCGCAGGATTTTGCTAAAAAGCATATCTTGTGGGTTGGACAGACGCACAACTGTATAACGGCTATCAGATGGCTTAGACGCACACTCAGAGACGTATATGGCTTTACGAAGCTGTCTTACAATGAGGGATGGACAGACTACCTCGGGAAGTGTGTAGAAGTATTCCAGAGGAACAGAGGACTTACACCGGATAGAAAAGTAGGACTTATCACGACCTACTGGCTCTTATCCGGCATCGTAAAATAAAATAAGAGCATTACACTTTGCATACAATACTAAAAATTCCCACTGCTGATTACTCGCCAGTAGTGGGAATTTTTTCTTTTTCTATAAAATGATAGATTGGGAGCAGAATTCCGATATATCCTTTTTTGTACATGACATTCATTAGTGATTTCATTCCAACTGCGCTTTCAATAGAGCTTTGAATGGAAATTATGTCATTTATTCTGGTCCCGTGCATCGGTTTTAATTTTAAAACAACATATTGATTTGTGCATAATGACCCATCTATCATAACCATTAATCCAATTTCGCTATACACATGCAATATTTTATCAGAAACTTCTTTAATTTTTTCATCTGATACTATTTGACTTATGACAGAATCGTTTGTAAGATTATCAAATCGTTTTTCGTTATATTTTACGTTTCCTCCAGTAACATCGTCTGTATAATTTTGCTCTTTGTCCAGTTCGCAATTTGCAACACACAAAGCAGCGAAAGCAGTAGAAAAATCCTTTATATGTTCATTATCCTGCTTCTCACTTTTGTTAATATGTTCAGATGGAATCTCTATATTATCTATCTTAATTTCTTTTTCTGAAACAGTTTTCCTTTCGACATCCAATTTGTTTAAGTCTTCGACAAGAGTTTTGTACTCATTTTCAAGAACAGCATTGGCACGATCGGTTAGAGATTTTTCTTTTGCAAGATGATATATACAATTATCAAATTGCAAAGTGTCAGTGTCTTTTTTCTTGTCTTTTTTTATCAAATATGAGAATAGATATGTTAACCCGCCAAAAAATGCTATATTTATTATGAATAAGAATATAGTACCAATTATACCATTTTCTTTCACGCACATTGTCCAGTTTGTGAAAAGATTAATCGTCTGAAAGAGCGTTAATATTCCAAAGAAAATTTCTGCCAATACAAGCATTGTAATTTTAAATCCAGGAGAATCATGTTGAACAGAAGCTTTCTCTGAATTCTTTTGAAAAGTATAGAGCCTTTCTTTCCTTTTTTTCTTCATAAGTTCTTTCTTGCGCTTTTTAGCACGCTTCTTCTGCATTTTTCGGTTGTAAGCAGTTCTTGTTACAGCACGCTTTATGTAATGATATTGGCTCGGACGCATTTCAACAGCTCCTTATTATCTTTTTAAGAAGTATATAGTATGCTATAATTATATTCTATTAAGTATTTTTCTTTTCTTTTCTTCGAATTCTTGCTTATTGATTGCTCCACAGTCAAGAAGTTCTTTTAATGCTTTTAACTGATTTAGATCATTTGCAACTTCTGCGGTAGATTCTGGTTTTTCACTTATCTTTTTGTTTAGAAAATCCATAAATTCTTTATATCTTTTTTTGTAATCTTTTCCTACAACCGAAAGAAGTAAAGAATTTGGATCATTTTTAACCGTCTTCTTCCAGCCTTTGTCCATCCATTTTATTTGCTTGGCCTGTTCTCCCGGAATTATAAATTGTATATATCCAGGACCCCACCAAACACTTGGTTCTTTGCATGTTATACCGCTAATGTTTTGATAATAGAATTTTCTCCCTTGCTTTCTAGAATCTGTTACATACATAGGAATAATCTCTACATATTCATCACAAGCAACAAGTTTCCCGAAAAAGCTATCTAATTCCAAGACCTTTTTATTCTGCATATAAGTACCTCCGCATACATAGTATGCTATCTTCTTAATACCGCAATCACAACTCCAAACCTTACCCATTGTTCCATGTCTTCAAAACTATTCGGATCAACTTCTATGACATCACCGAAGCCGTTGATCGGGACTAACTTTGTCTTACTTCTCTGCACATACCGCCTTATATACGCACGTCCTGTTTCTTTGTGTATAATAATCACGGTATCACCGTTTCTTGGTACTCTTTTGGATATGCAAATGATATCACCCTTTACATATACAGGGAGCAAGTGGTTGCTCGTTATCTTTATACCACAATGTAACGTCTCACCGTACTTTTTTATGTATTCCGGGCAGTATATCCGTTCTTCGTGTGAGGAATCCAATATCATACCGTCAGCCATCTCACCAGTGGGGCATAGAACATCCAACATGTTTTCTGGATCCGTTTCCAGCACTTTCATAGAGAGTTCATAGTCCATCTTACCAAGAATATACGCACGTTGCCTGTCGGTCAATTGCCTGTACTTTCCCAATACCTCGTATTCCTTAGAAGAACACCCTAAGAGATCAGGGATAGGTTTGTGCGTTAGTTCCGACAACCTTAGTGCTAAGAAAACGTCAAGATTATTAGTCTTCCGTGAAATGATGTTTTTGTATGTGGACACAGACACACCCAGCATCTTAGAAAAGAGAACTTGCGTAAAATCAAGGCTTTTCCGCTCTTCTTCGATGTTATGTGCAAAGTTATTCAACATTTCCTCTTTTGTTAACATTATGTCACATCCTGTCGAAAAGGCTAATATCTTGGCTATTTTTCATTCTTTTTAATAAGAAAAATACGATATTTTAGCCAACATCTTGACTATAGTTTCGAGTTATAATCTATTTAAATATTACATGTATAATTATAAGATAAAAATGGCACTTGTCAAGCCATTGATAGGAGGTAATCTAATGGGAAAGGACGAAATGAACAGCAAGAGCAACAAAACATGGACAGATACTTATGAAAGCGAAATCAAGCGGATGATAAAAGGCATCCGTGACCCTCGCCTAATGCGGTACATCTATCTTATAGTCAAAGATGCTATCGGTGAAAACATTGACAGATAACAAACATATGTTCTATGATGTGGGTAATCGCTACTGGAATGACGTGTCGGGATATTGGAGGGATTTATGTGGATGAAAAGAAACAGCAAGAATATTACAAAACTCGGATTCTTGAAGCAGTAACCGCAATGACAAGCGAAAAATATTTAAAACTGGTATTTTATTTTGTCAAAGCGTGCTATAGAGAAGAAAAGGAAAAGGAGACTTAATGTCCCCTTTTCCTTTTTAGTTGTCAGAAACGAAAGTGTTGAAAAACTCGCAAAAAACTTTTTTTCTGTCTGTGCTCATGTGATAATAATCAATTATAATTTTCTGAAACTGTTCATCGTCTGCGCCTAATTTTGCTACAATCTCAAGAAATTCTTCTGATGGTTCCTTGAATGATTTATCGTCAATCAAGTCGGATTTTAAAATCTTAAAGTAATCAGCTATTGCCTGTACCTTTCCCATCTTCGGCATTATCTTGCCAGTGCACCAAGTATTAAAAGTTGTTTGGGGGAATCCTAACGCTTCAGCAACTTCCTTTTGTTGCTTTCCACTATTGGAAATGTAGTAGTTTAGGTTCTTTGCGAAGATTTTTCTCTGTTCCTCCTCGGCCATGTTAACACCTCCTCTCTACGTTTATTATAGTATCACAGAATCCTAAAAAATTCAACAAGAATCCTAAAAAATTAAATTATTATATTGACAATACGAAAAAATAGGATTATAATACAGGCATAAGATAAAGAAAGGAGGAACCTAAATGGTAGAGACTTACAAAGTTCCGAGGATTTCCATAGCAGCATGTAGAGTTAATGCTAAGCTGAAACAAAGAGAATTTGCTGAGAAAGTGGGCGTTTCTCCGGCGACTGTAACTAACTGGGAGTTGGGTAAAACGGAGCCGGATTTAAGTCAGTTAAGGACCATCAGTGAACTTTCTGGTATTCCTATGGACTTTATTTTTGTGGACAGAGAATCCTAAAATATAGGATTTTGCAATTAAATACAGGGAGGTGACAACATGGAACAGGACAAACTTTTAAAAGTAGATAACACCATTGAAAAACTGTGTGACTTTTTGCAGAAAGAAACAGAACGTGTTGCATCTATTTATGAAAGTCAGGAATTGACCGAAATGACAAAAGCTCTGGCTGAGCTGATGTCTGCCAGAGCAAAGTTTGATTAGTTTTCCTTTTCGCTAAGGTCAACTAATTTGTTGTAGATTTCCTGCATGAATTCAGCAACACGTTCTCCACCGTCTTTATTCGCAGAAGCATTGGAGTTTGAAAGTTTGGCTACAGTAATCTCAACTGTTTTATTGATTAAATCTTGATTTCTGGTCATAAAATACTCCTTTCTGAATTACTCGGCATGGCAGTGCCTGTATAAACAGTATAGGAGAATCCAGAAGAAAAGACAACATGCAATGGAAGAGCAAAGAGTTGAAAGGCTATGGAGCTGAAATGTTAAGCACTGAATGTAACTGAGACGGAAATGATAGGCAGAGATGTGAAAAGAAATGATATGGCTTTGTGACGCTTAGCACGGATAAGAAGAGTAGCAGATCAGCATGAACAGACACGAAAAGATATGGAATTGAAAAGAGAAGCTCTGAAACGGAAGCGCAGGGAACAGCCCAGTTGCGAAATGGAGAGGAGAAGAATAGAAAGGGAGAAGAACAGCACAGCGCAGCAATGACACCAAAACAAATTGAAAAGGAGAAAAACATATTATGAAAGAATTAAAAGTGAGAATAACGTTCACTGAGGAAGTATTAGGTTCTCAGTGTGCGGATAAGGAGATTCACCGGACTTATATTGCATCCAAAGCACCGGACGCACCGTCCCGTGAGGACGAAGTAGCAACACTTGGTGTAGATGCAGTGGAAGAGAAATCAATGACGATTTTCCACAAATACGAAGACGGAAAGCCGTTCGTATATGACTACCAGGTAAAAGGAATGTTTAAAGATTCTTGCGGAATGCTTCGCAAAGTCAAGGGCAGTGAATCATCAAAAATTAAAGCGTACAAAAAGGAGATTGACGGTCTTATTTTTGTGAAAGAGCGCAAAATACCTCTGATTTTTGACGGTGATATGGGAACGTGTCAGAGACCGCTCCGGGCAAATACACCACAGGGAGAAAGAATATCCCTTGCATGTTCAGAGACTGTTCCGGTTGGAACAACGATGGAATTTACCGTTCAGTGCCTGGAAGACAGTCATGTAAAAGTCATAAAGGAATGGCTTGACTACGGAGAATTAAGAGGATTTTCGCAGTGGCGAAACTCAGGTAAAGGGCGCTATGTTTGGGATGAACTGGACAAAAACGGGAACATCATTGGAGGTAATAACGTACATAAAAAGGTGAAAAAAACAGGTACGAAAGGCAGTAAAAAAGCCTAAAAATATTTATTTTTCAATGTATTCAAATTATTGGAAAGGTAAATGCGAAAATGGTAGTTGATTTTTGACCAAATCGCAAGCCACTTAGCAAGCCACAACCCTTGAAAAATAAGGGCAAAACGGTAACTGGTCGCAAGCCAAACGTCACTCAGATAACAATCAATTGACAAGCCAAAATTAAAGAAATTTTCAAAAAATCGAAAATTTTGACAAGCCAGTTGACAAGCAAATGACAAGCTAAAACCCTTGAAAAATAAGGCAAAACCGCTTTTCAAGCAAAAGCGGTTAGCAAGCCACACAACAATCCATTAACAATCAATTCGCAAGCCAGTTGACAACAATAGAAGAATATAAAGAAGAATAAGAATAAAAAGAATATAAATATATGTCAGACACAATCAGTCTGACGATAAAAGGGACATAAAAAGTGCCCCGCTGGTACTGGCATACCAGACAGGGCGGTGTACCGCTAACGAACACTTAGCGAATACAGGTTGATTATAACACATTCTCCTGTAATTCGCAAATCTGAAGAACAGGAGGAAGCACACATGACAATGGCAACAGAGATCATCCGCAAGTTGAAAAGAAAAGTAATCTTTTGGCGTTGCTTATGGTTTGTCACATTCATCGCAATGCTGATACTTATGATCGGGTAGGAGGTAGAGAGCATGGAAGACAAGCTTAACTACTACAGGATAGCACTTGTGATAACGCTATACGCATTGGCGGTTATGATAGCCGGATGTGTATAAAAAAAGAGTGCCGATGGATAAAATCCAGTCAAGCACTCAGAAAAACATTCAAGAAAATTATAACACATGAAAGGAGATTTGAACATGGGGGAAGAGAAAAAAGAAAACGATACAAGGGCAATGATGCAGGCGTATATAGAACTTGGTAAAAAACTGAACACGGAAAAAGTGATGGAATCATACGCTTATATGCATGGGCAGTTAGAAACTTTAAGGAGATATGTAATGAGCCATGAATACATAGACAACAAAGATATAATCGCAATGATGGGGTGGGGTGAAGATGGAGAGCATTAAAGGCTATGACCATTGGAAGACCATACCGCCGGAGCCGGAACCAGTAACTTACTGTAGCTCATGCGGTGTGCCGATGTATGAGGGTGAATATCTATACACGGTAGACAATGAGAAGCTATGCGAAGATTGCTTGAATGACATGTATAGGAGGATGTTATAAATGGCACTTAAAAGCTACGAGGAATTAGTGAAAGTCGATGTAAGCCAGTATTGCGAAAAACGAGATGGATTCACGTATTTGAACTGGGCGAAATGTATTGAACTGCTGAGACAGAATGGTGCTACCGAGGTGTATTGGGAGCCAATTCCTGATCCGCAAACCGGAAGCAGCCTTAGAAAAACAGACATCGAGTTTAAGGACAAAAACAATAATACAAATCGTTGTTATGAAACACGAATAAAAGTTGTGATTGACGATAAAGAGTATGAGATGCAGACACCAGTAATGAACGGCGCAAATCCAGTAAAGGACAACTCCATGAGCCAACAGAGAGTATGGAACAGCATGTGCAGAGCGTTTGTGAAGTGTGTGGCTATTCATACTGGACTTGGATTTAACTTATGGCTGAAAGAAGAATACAACAAACTGGAAGCACAGATTCCTGGAACTGGAGAGAATCTTGCATCAGAAGCAAAAAAGAAAACGCTTAAAACGCAGTGTACGGCACACGGCATTGATTTAGAAGCTTGGGTATGCGGAAATGGAAAGACGGTGGACACACTTACAGAAACAGAATGTGCAATGATGCTGAATGCGATTAAGAAAAAGTATGGTGATGATTAATGGACTATACAGGGACTTTTGATGGCTTAGCGGTGGATTTTGCCACCAATAAGCAGAAAGCCAGTCTGACGCTAAATGAAGATGCAAGACAGGCATTTGAGAACTTTAGAGGTAAGCAGATTGTAATAACAATTAAGGCATACAAGAAAAAAAGAAGTCTCGATGCAAACTCTTACTTTCATGTACTGGTTGGAAAGATTGCAGATGCGACCGGGAACAGCAAGGTGTACATAAAGAATAAGCTAATAGCGGAATACGGACAGTACGAAACCATTAACGGCGCATTAGTTCCGCTCCCATTGGACGATGATATAGACGCATACAATGTGGAGTTTGTTCATCTGCAACCCACATCTAAGACAACCACCAATCAGAAAGGAAAAGTATTCCGGGTGAATCTAGTAATGCGAGGTTCACATACTTACGATACCGATGAAATGGCAAAACTGATTGACGGGACTGTGTACGAAGCGAAAGAACTTGGCATAGAGACTATGACACCGAACCAAATAAGCGAAATGAAAGAAAGATGGGGTGTGAAGATTGGCGAAAAGACTTAAAAGTGTATTCACTGATGATATGGAGCACTGCTACTTCACAGGAAGTCCGAACTGCCACAGACACCACATTTTCTATGGTCCGTATAGAAAAAAATCGGAAGAATACGGGTTTGTAATACCGTTAGCAACACATTTACACGAATTTACGCCAGAGAGCGTACACGGGAACCCAAACAGTGGGTTGGACTTAGAGCTTAAGCGGATGGCACAGAGATATTTCGAAGAACACTACGGGACAAGAGAAGAGTTCATACAGGCGTTCGGAAAGAACAGGTTGTAACTAAATAAATATAGATTCATGTGGCAAAAATGGAACTATTAACAGGTTCTAACGCATATCATCTCACCCATTCGATATGCACAGCACAAGATATTGTATCACGGCCGGAGAAGCCACACTCCGGCAGAAAGGAGAAAAGCGGTGGGAAAGAATAGAGAGACGGCAGAGAGCTATTTTATACGAATACCGGATGGACATAGAAACGCAATACAACGTCCGTACAACATGAATGTTGATAGAATCTTTCGAAGAATGATAGAGCATGCGAATAACAATGGTGACTGTATTGTGAATATTGGAAATGGTGTATTTAGACCGATTCCGGGTGATCCGGTAGATGAAAAAGCATTCCATGAATACATTGGGAAAGAATTACATAGAGCCAGAGCAATCCAGTATAAACGGCTCTGCATGAAGCAGACGTTTGAGAGTTGGAAAAAGATGGGTAGGGATTACAATGCATTACATTTTGATGGTGAAAGGCAAGCTGAATAACATGAATGACTATATCCGGGCACTGAATACCAACAGGTACAAGGGTGCGGATATGAAGAAAGATAATGAATCCCGTGTGATACAAGCCATATATGAGCAATTTGGAAGATTGCGAATAACAAGAAAGGTACGGATGCACTACCGATGGTATGAACCGGACAAGAGACGCGACTTGGATAATGTGAGCGCATTTGGGCGAAAGTGTATCCAAGATGCATTAGTAGATACCAAAGTCTTACAGGACGATGGATGGAAAAACATAGTGGGATTCACGGATGAATTCTATGTTGATAAGAAAAATCCGAGAATTGAGGTGGATATTGAAGAGGTGTGAGCGAGAATTACATAAAACTTAGCAGAAAAATACTGGAATGGGACTGGTATCCAGATATAAAGACGTGTCGGTTATTCTTACACATGTTGTTAAAAGCCAACTGGAAAGATGCAAGTTTCCGAGGAGAAGAGATCAAAAGGGGATCATTTGTCTCTTCGATATCCGTTCTTTCGAAAGAAACAGGACTGTCTGAGAGTGAATTAAGGACAGCACTTTCACATCTGAGAAAAACAGGTGAGGTTACATGTAAAACCACAAACCGATATACCGTATATACGGTGAATAACTATGCAAGATACCAGACAGAACAGAAGAATGAAAAAAAAGATAAGCCGATAAGGCAGAAAGAAAAGCCGGAGAAAGACGATGGATCCGTTGAAGCTGTGATAAAAGCCTGGAACGATTTGGAAAGCTACGGGATAAAACCTGTAAAGAAGATAGAAAAGACTTCTAAGAGATACCAGAACTTACAAGCGAGGTTAGAAAGCAACGGTTTGGATGAGGTCTTGCAAGCTGTGGATAACGTGAAGAAAAGCAAGTACTTACAAGGGAAAGTGAAAAACTGGAAGATAACATTTGACTGGTTTGTGTTACCGAACAATTTTACAAAAGTGTCTGAGGGACAGTACGAGGATAGCGGACAGGAGAAAAAAGGATTCAATAATTTCGATGGCCGGAACTATGACATGAATGATCTAGCAAGAAAACTTATCACATAGGAGGAAGAATATGGCAAAACCGGATGGATGCACTTATCCAAACTGTTTTATCTGCCCTTTGGCAGACTGTAGTTGGGCGAGTGCCAAAGCAGAGTTACCAGGAGAAACAAAGAAAAATCGGAGAATAGTAAGACGTAGCAAAAAGAACGCTGTTCGGAGGTGACTTTGTGACAAGACAGGAACAGGCTATTGAGGATTTTAAACGGAAACCACATTATGCGGATCCTTTTGAATACTTAAAGCAGAAGAAACAGGAGGAAAGTAAAAATGAGCAAAAGCAATATATTGGAATTAGCTAGAAAATTAGTAGCAGCTATCGAGAAAGAAGACCAGAAAAACAAAGTGATGCTGAAAGATATTCCGGTTGGTGGAAAGTTTGATACTGGAATTGGACGATTTATTGTGTTGGAACAGAAAGAAGATTGCACTGTAGTTATTACAGAAGACTTATATCGTGAAGATGTGAAATTTGATGATGATTGTACAGATTACAGGAAATCATCATTAAGAGAACTGTGCGAAGGCGAAATTCTCAATGAGTTTTCTGATGAATTCGGAGGAGAAAATATTTGTACAAATGAAGCCGGATTAGTAACAGTTGATGGACAGGAAGTATTTGAAAAACTCTTGACAAAAGTAAGACCTCTGACATTTGACGAAGCACGTGAATACAATGATCTGCTTGTAAACAAAGACCTCCCGGATTGGTACTGGACTTGCACACATTGGAGTACGAAAGAAAGAGGGTGGGAGTATTCAGTAGCGGTTGTTTCTCCGTCCGGTCGCATCTACAACAGTAACTGCCGCAACAGTTGCGGGGTGCGCCCATTTTGTATCTTAAAATCTAATATCTTTGTATCCAAAGTTGAGGAGGAGTAAAACATGATGACGTTAAAAGAATTCGGAGAAAACCTTAAAAATCTTAATGAAGTTTTTGAACAGTTAAGAAAAAAATACCAGAAGCCGGAAATCGGAAAGACAATTGAAGTTGCCGGTATTAACTGGCTGGTGTTGGACAAACTCGAAAAAGGATATTTTGCAATTTCGAAAGATTTTTACGGAAGAGACAGAGAGTTTGATGATAATTGCAACGACTGGAAAAGCAGTAATTTGAGAAATGAGCTCAACACAGATCTTCGCAAAAAGATTGAGAGTGAGTTGGGAGTGGATTCACTGGTTGAATTTGAGCGCGATTTACTTTCATTAGATGGTCAGGCGGAATATGGAACTTGTAGAGATTATGTTTCGCTTATTTCTGTGGATGAATACCGGAAGTATAGAAAACTTTTGCCAAATACAAATAAATGGTGGTGGACACTTACACCAGACAGCACAGCTTGTAATGATGATGACACCTTTGTTCGGGTTGTTTCTCCGTCCGGTCGCGTCAACTGCGATGGCTACTACGGCAGTCGCGGGGTGCGCCCGGTTTGTATCTTTTCCTCTTCAATCTTTGAATCTTGTGAGGAAGATGATGATTAATGGCAGAGAATGATTTGAAAGTAATTCAAAAAGCGAAGGAACTGGCCACCCATACATTGAAAGTGACCAGTAATGCCAACCGATATCCAAAAAAATATAGATTTTCACTTGTTGATAAAATGCAGAATAAGTCAATGGAAATCTATGAAATACTCTTTGAAGCGAATAGAACGGATATCAAGAATTATAAAAGAGATCGACTTGAGATGCAGACAAAGGCAATTACATATTGCGATGAACTACTTTTCTACATAGAGATGTCCTATGAGCTAAATATCATCAGTGAAAAGAGCGTGGAATATTGGTCAAAGTTGGTATCTGATGTAAAACATATGGCTATTGCATGGAGAACCAAAGACCGGCAAAGATAAATACACTTTAGGTTCGTTTCCGTTAAGCGGTTGTTTCTCCGTCCGGTAACATCAACAACAATAACTACAACAACAGTAACGGGGTGCGCCCATTCTGTATAACAGGGAGTCAGAGTAGGCATCAAGCCGAAATCGGGAAAGATACAAAAAGGAAACGGACCGTCCTCATAGAGGTAAATATAAAGGAGTACCAATGGATAAAGAAATTGTCACGGATTATGGGAATCTGTATTACGCTTATCGAAAAGCTAAGTCTGGCAAGAAATTTAATAGCAGCACTGCAAGATTTTCTAATGTCGCTTTAGACGGAATCAATATCCTAAAAGAGCAGTTAGAGAATCAGACATATACAGTTGCTCCGTATAACCGGTTCGAAATATATGAGCCGAAACAAAGAGTAATTGAATCATGTTCGTTTAAAGATAAGGTAGTGCAACACATACTCTGTGACAACATTCTGCATCCAAAATTGAAGAATGTATTTATAAAATACAATTCTGCCGGACAAATAGGAAAAGGAACACTGTATGCATTAGATGGATTAAGGGACCAAATGGAATCATTCTATCAGAGACATGGCGTAGACGGATGGATATTGAAATGCGATATAAGACATTTCTTTTATGAAATTGACCATGAAATACTAAAAGATATTGTAGATTATTTCTTCCCAGACCCGTACACAACGTGGCTGAATCATACATTGATTGATAGTAGCAAGAATCCAGGTTTACCACTTGGCAATCAAGCCGGACAGGTATATGCACTGCTTATGGTCCATGCAGTAGATTGTATGGCAACCGGCGAGCTTGGAATTACTGAATATGGAAGATATATGGACGATTTCTGCTTGATTCATCAAGATAAGGAATATTTGAAATGGTGTTTGGAATGCATCAGAGAAATGCTAAAAACACTTGGACTTGAATTGAACGGAAAGACACAGATCATACCGTTTAGAAAAGGAATGCGATATTTGGGATTTCACCATTACATGACTGCTGACGGGAAATATATTCGAAAGTTGACTGGAGAGAACAAACGGAAGAATAAGAAGAAATTTCGAAAACTGGTAAAAGATGTGAAAGCTGGGAAACTCACGGAGGAAAAATTCTATGAGAAATATAATTCATGGAAGAACCATGCATTACATGGAAATTGTATCAAGTTGGCTCACAGTATGGATCTGTATATAGAGGAATTGATGAAAGAGGTGACATAGTGACACGACAGGAACAGGAAGATCAGGAACAGGAACAATATCTTGCAGAGTGGTCTAAAAAGCAGAAAGAGAAGCGAGAAAAGAAGAAACGGAAGTTTCGACTTAGGAGGAATAGAAAGTGAATAAAAAAGAAGTATTGGAAATCAGAAAACAATTCACACCGGAGAATTGTGCGATCACCCGTATAGCCGGATGCTACGTAGATGGGGAAAAAGAGAAACGCATGGAAAGAGAAGAAGCGTTTCTTTCGCTGCCGGAAGAACAGGCATTTAAGTATTTTGATATTTTCAAGAAGACCTTATCCGGGAAAATCGGAAAGAACTTGTTGAATCTGGAATACAAGCCGAAAGAAAGTAGGAGCAGTGACCCAGAGGGCGAAGAACATGAACTGCTAATGAATCTGAGAGAAAGCAAACTGAGAGACCCGGCATTGTTGGATGAATTCTACGAAAAGATTCTTACGTCGTATGACTGCGCTGAGAATTACTACATCGTACTCATCCATGCAGTATATGACGTACCGGGAAAGACATCGGACGGAGAAGTGTTGGAAGATGCATCTGAGGAAGTATACGATTTCATTCTTTGCTGTATCTGTCCGGTGAAACTTTCAAAGCCGGGACTTACTTACAACGGGAAAGATGAACGGATGGAAGAGAGAATCCGTGATTGGGTAGTAGGTATGCCGGACAAAGGCTTCTTATTCCCGGCATTTAACGACCGGCAGACGGACGTACATAGCGTACTTTATTACACACGGAAGTCTGCCGAGGTACAAGAAGAAATGGTTCGAGAGGTACTTGGAATTGATTTTGTTGCATCTTCCGATGGAGAGAAAGATAAATTCGGTAAGTTGTTAAAGGATGTACTTGGAGAAGATGCAGACAGCAAGACCGTGAAAGATATCTTTGAGGGCATATCCGAAGAGATGGAACGCCATGCAGAAGACCCGGAGCCGTACAAAATGGGCGAAAACGAACTGGAAAAGATATTCAGTAGCAACGGCGTACCGGATGAAAAAATGGAAATGTTTGAGGATGCTTACCGGGAGAACATAGGGAATGTGCCTGTTATGGCAAGTAACATTTGCGACAACAAGGTGGTTAATATCCAGGTTCCAGAGGGAAAGATAGCTATCGATGCAGATTTCATCAGCAATCTTGAGATTGAGGTGGTTGACGGAAGAAAATGCATGGTACTGCCAGTAGATTATGTAGAAGTTAACGGAATTTCAACGAAAGCGTAGGTGAGGAAGATGAAATATAAGGTTGGAGACAGGGTAAGAGTAAAAGAAAACTTACCTTTGTATATGAAAGCTCACTGTGTATCTACTTTTAGTCCAGAAACATTGAAGTATAACGGAATGATAGTTACGGTTAGTGAAGTGAAAAAAGATCAATACAAAATTGAAGAGGATAACGGCTTTTACGATTGGTATGAAGATATGCTTGAACCAGTAGAAGAAATGAGTGCGGAAGAAGCATTGAAAACGTATACGGAATTTTGCAGTGAGCATAGCTGCAATGACTGCCCTATTCAAAATCTCGATACTACTTATTATTGTCCTGATATTAGAAAAGAATATCCAGAAGACGTTGTTAAAGTACTTAAGCAGTGGAAAGCTGACCATGAGAAGAAAGAGGTTGAGTTTGCTTGCATTGTTCGAGTGATTGAAGATGCAGACTCCGGGAGAAGATGCGTGTACGAGGAAGATGTTACGGAAGTAAAAGATGAAACATTTAAGATGTCAATGAAAAGGATTTTGGAAGAATACTGTAAGGAGCACGAGGGAAAATTCTTTACAGTGTACGAAGAAAGCTGCCGAGTAAAGGAGTAACTATGAACACAGGAGAAAATGAGGTGAAGTGACATGAAAATCAGAGAGTTAGCCGAATATTGCTGTTCAATAGAAATTGACTGTGACAAATGTGAGCACAAAGAACTGTGTGATGGACTGCAATACAAACTGGAAGATATTTCACCACTTGGCTTAATTGATCTTGTAGATGAAAATACAGAGTTGGATTAAAAACAAACAGAAAGGAGTACGGAGCTCCGGCCGGGCAAAGATATATCGGCTCCTTTCGAAGATATGAAAGATTTAATTATAGACGCCTTTGCCGGTGGCGGGGGTGCATCCGTAGGAATTGAAATGGCACTCGGCAGACCAGTAGACATTGCCATTAATCATGATCCAGACGCCATATTGATGCATAAGACCAACCACCCGGATACGTTGCATCTTACAGAAGATATTTTTAAGGTCAACTTGAAGAAATATGTAAAAGGACAGCACGTGGCTCTTATGTGGGCGAGTCCAGATTGTACAAGCCATTCAAAAGCAAAAGGTGGCAAGCCGAGAGAAAAAGGACTTCGAATTCTTCCGTGGGCGGTATGCAAACACGCAAAAACTATTCTGCCGGATGTAATCCTTATGGAGAACGTAGAAGAAATACAACAGTGGGGGCCATTGGATAAAAAAGGATATCCAATACCAGAGAAAAAAGGCGAGGATTATAAAAAATTTATTACAGCAATGAAAAGTCTTGGATACATATTTGATTGCAGAGAGTTGGTAGCTGCGGACTATGGTGCTCCAACCACAAGAAAAAGATGGTATGCGGTATTTCGAAGAGATGGAAAAGAAATCAGATTCCCAAAACAAACTCACAGTGCAGACGGCATCGGATTTGAGAAGTGGAAACCTTGTGGAAATTATATTGACTGGTCAGACCTTGGAAGTTCGATATTTGAGCGAAAGAAACCACTTGCAGAAGCTACACAGAAGAGAATAGCGAACGGTATTAAGAAATATATTATCGATGCAGAATCTCCTTATATCGTGAGGAATGGAGAAGCACTGGCATACATCATCCAGTATCACGGAGAGACGAGAGCCGGTGATTCAAGAGGACAGCTTTTAACCGAACCAATCAAGACGATTGATACATCGAATAGATACGGACTTGTGACAGCATTTATCACGAAGTATTACAAGACGGGGATTGGTCAAGGCTGCGATGAACCATTACATACAATCACAACTTCTCCGGGACACTTCGGTTTGGTATCTGCATTTCTGATTAAGTATTACGGCGGTGGCTGTGGACAGACTTTGGATAGACCGCTTGATACGATCACGACAAAAGATCGGTTCGGACTGGTGAATGTGATTCTGGATATCAAAGGTGAAAAATACATCATATCTGATATCTTTCTGAGAATGCTGAAACCGGAAGAGCTAAAAGTGATGCAAGGGTTCCCGAAAGATTACATTATCGACAGAGATTATAACTGGAAGAAATACCCGATTGCGAAACGGGTGGCAAGAATTGGAAATAGCGTAGTGCCGATCATGGCAGAGAAGCTTGTAGAAGCGAATTGCCCGTATCTTAAGGTCGGCGAGAGAGTACCGAACTTGATTATAGATGATACACAGGAACAATTAAGATTTGCGTAGGTGAAGAAATGGATTTAGAACAAAAAGCAATAAAAAGGATTCAGGTTGCATCAGAAATGAGCTTATACCATTACGGTAAGCCACTTGTATGTACTTATTCCGGTGGTAAAGACTCGGATGTGATGCTTGAATTATTCAGAAGAGGGGGTATACCGTTTGAAGTTCACAACAGCCACACGACAGCAGATGCCCCACAGACAGTAAGGCACATTAGAGATGTGTTTAAAAAACTGGAAATGGATGGCATTAAATGCGCGATTGAGATGCCGACATATAAGGGAGAAAGAACCAGTATGTGGAAATTGATTCCACAGAAGCTAATTCCACCGACACGAATAGCACGATATTGTTGTGCGGTTCTGAAGGAAACAGGTTGTGCGAATAGATTTATCGCTACTGGTGTGAGATGGGATGAAAGCGTACAGAGAAAAAACCGTGAAGAGTTTGAAAAATTAGGAGCTACGAAAGCCACAAAAGAAAAATTCACATCGGTAATGCTGATGAATGACAATGATGCACGCCGGAGAATGAACGAACACTGTATGCAGAAAAAGAAAATGGTTGTAAACCCCATTATTGACTGGAAAGATTCTGATGTGTGGGAGTACATAAATTCGGAGAATATTCCTACTTGCGAACTTTATCAGTGGGGGTATTATCGTGTTGGTTGCATTGGTTGCCCTATGGCTGGAAAGAAAAGATACAAAGCATTTGCAGATTTCCCAAAATATAAAAATTTGTATATCCATGCATTTGACCGGATGGTTAAAGAAAGAAAATCAAGAGGTTTACCGTGCCAATGGAAAAACGGTAACGATGCTTTTTTGCGGTGGATGGATGATGAAAACATTGAGGGACAAATGGATATATTTGATTTTATTGGAGGTAAATAACACCAGACAGCCGATTATCATTCGGTAGTCGGTTGTCGAGAAAGGAACGAAATGAAGAAAATATTATGCTTAATTCTAATTTGCATTTTCTTGGTCGGTTGCTCCAATGATGTTTCGAACAAAAGCAGTGAGCCACAAGAAGAAATCACATATACTCACGAAGATGTGGACGCAACTATCACTTACATAGATATGCGGAAATGGTTTGCCATTTGTCCACGCTGGCAGTGGGAAATAAAGGTCGAATATGACGGACTGACTTATGAGGAAGACGATTATGCAAGCGGAATGATGAATGAGCCGAGTTTCGCTGACAGTCAAAAAGGAGATTCTGTGACTGTAGAAGTAACAGAAAAATATGTTAACGGAAAACTGGTAGACCGATATATATCTGGAATTGAATAGGGAGGAAGGAACGAATTATGAGTACATTTGAAGAAAGAATAGCGAAAGCAGTAACAGATAAATTGAATGACGGAACAGTTGAAGAGCTTGTATCCGATGCAGTAACCAAAGCACTGAAAAGCAGTATTGAAGATCAGTTCAACTGGAAAGGTGAAGCAAAGAAGATTATAGATGAGAAAGTAAAAGAAGTAATGACACCGGTAATCGAAAGAGTAAATCTGGACAAATATACAGTGAAGCTCGATGCAGTTCTCACGGAAATTATTAACAGCACAAATCTGATTGACAACAAAGAAATCTTAGGAAACTTCAAGAGTCTTATGACAGAGCCGGATAAAGATACAATCAGCTTAAAAGAAGTGTTCGAAAAATACAAGGAATATGTCAGCGAGAGCGTTGATACATCAGAACTTGAAGTCTACACAGATGATGAACCGAGATATCAGAATGTGACAGCAGAAGTAACTGTTGATACAAGAGATAGCATATTTGGAGGAAGATTTTGCGATTTGGTTTTCAAATGCGAGGAGGATGAGAAACTGACAAAAGAAATCCATTTGTATGAATCAAAAAGAAATGGATTCAGAATTACAAGATTCGAAAGCGAACTTGATATCAATTCATTAAGATATGTAGATAAGTTTGACATTTTCATGATGAGATTAGACAGGGCGTTCTGTGATATCACGGATGTTATGGATATGTATGATGATGATATCGAGGTTGAAGCAGAGCCAGAAGTATCGTGGAGCTAAAAGGGAGAGAAAAAACTTATGAGATTGGCATATTGCATTGTTATGATTATTCTCTTATGTACGTATATAGCAGTAGAGGAAAGAGAGATAAGAATTGCAAAGGAAGAAGCGTATCAGGACGGATACCGAAAAGGACTGAAAGAATGCCACAAACTTCCGACACGACCTATCATCTTGGACGAATCCACGGGAGATATTGATTTCAAATGCTCATGTTGCGGACATGAATATATAGTGCCGGAAGAACACAAACCGAAATACTGTAGCGAATGTGGAAGAAAAATTGACTGGGAGGATAGAGCGTATGGGATGCAGATATGAATGCAAAAAGTACGGAAAGCAGAGGTTCAAATGTTGCATAGAATGCGAGCATTACAAATACTGCAATAATCGAAATAGTGTGTGCGATAGAATACATTTCCATGAATATATGGAAGAATGCCCGGATTATGTAAAGGAGGATGAAAATGAATAGAAAAGAAATTACACTTTTTCTGTCGCATACCCTTGAACGCACCAAACTAAACGTTTTTGGAAAACATTATGCAAAAGAAGTGAGTATTGACCCGTGGACATCCAAGGCGAAACGCGTGGATTATATGCAGTTTTCACCCGGAGATCAAATGTCTATATCCGGGGTGGAAAAAGGAATATTTACTTGTTATGAAATTAAAAGTTGCAAGGAAGATGTTTATAGCGGGAATGGACTGAATTTCTATGGAGAAAAGAACTATATAGTAACTACGATGGAGTGCTACAAAGACTTGCTACCAGATTTACAAAACGGTAAGTTTGATGAACACTTACACCAATGCAACCCGGAATCATCTAAATATTGGGGAATTATGGTAGCTGTCCCGTACATGAAAGAGACAGAAGATGAATTCCAAAATCCAACGCCGATAGATGATACAAATGTGATGGGGTGGGAATTAAAGGTAGTAAAACCTTGTAGAATTGGACTAAGAAAAAGATCTATGACAGAATTGCTATTCTGTATGTTAAGGAGTGGAAGATAATGAGAATAATTAGTCAAAGTGGATCATTAGATATGCCATACGAACTTGTCGAGTTAGAAATACTCGAAGTAAAAAATGAATTAAAAACTATGTACAGTAAAGGTTACATGGTGGTGGCATGTGCACCATGCAATCATGCAAATTTAATTGATCTGTCAAAAAACCATGTACTCGGAGTATATTCCACCGGGGAGAATGCTAAAAAGGCTATGGAAATGTGCAGAAACAGGTATGCATGGTGCAAAATAAGAAGCCACGGAATGAACTCACTCACTATGGCTATGAGCTTTCGGAGAACAGATGAAATAGAACAACTTTTAGAAACGTTTGCGGAGAAAAACATTTTTCAATTTCCGGCAGATGAAGAGGTGCAAATATGAGTAGAAAAAGATCATTAAAAGAGATACAAGAAGACATTAGAACGCTGACAAGAGTACCATCGGAATTCATTCATGCAAAACTGGATGAGCTGGCAGAAGAGATTGTAGAGTTAGCGAAACCAAAGTGGATCCCATGTAGTGAGAGATTACCAGATAGAGAAGCTCTTTGTTGCGACAGAATCGGTTATATGCTTGTTGGTTACGTAAAAGAAGAAAATGGAAGATACATTGCTGAGACAGATGATGATTATTTAATTTGTGCTGCATGGATGCCATTGCCGGAGCCGTATAAGGGAGAATAAAGAGATGAAATATAGTGAAAGATTAAAGCCGTGTCCATTCTGCGGTAAGAAAGCAGAATTTAGAACAAATACAACTGGAACGAACGGTGAAAATTTCAAGTATCGGTTTAACATTAGATGCAGAAATTGTGGAATGAATTCATCACATATCTATGATGTGGAGATAACTTTCAGAAATGGCGATTTCGTAATAATCGAAGATGAAAGAGATAAGGCTGTTGAGGAATGGAACAGGAGGGCAGAAGATGGGAAGACTGATTGATGCGGATACGTGCCAGTATTATGACGGATACGGAGATAGACTGGATAGAGCCATTGAAATTGTGAAACGAGGTGGAAGGGATGACTGAAAAAGAGTTATGTCTAATGTGCGAAAATTACTCCGAAGACACAAAATGTGAACAACGTGATAACTGTAAGCTCATGGCAGTACTAAACGAAAACATGGAACTAAAGAAAAAAGTAAGTCGATTGAAACATCAATTGGATGAATCGGAATTAAAACAATCATACATGATAAATCCGAATGCAATTGGTGACAGACACGACATGGGTTGCTGGTAGAGAGGGTGGAAGAGATGAAGAATAAAGAGAAGTACGCTAAAGAGATTATTGAGATTGCGTGTAGTGGTAATGATGTCGCAGTGTGTAAATCTACTGGAAAGCCAATTGATTGTTACGATATAGAGTGTGATGAATGTTCATTACTTGGTGATAAAAGTTGTACGAAATTAAGAAGAGAATGGGCTGAATCGGAGTACGTCGAAAAGCTGGTGATAAGCAAGATGGATAGATCATTTTTAGATTATCTCAGAGATAGATGGAAATACATGGCGAGAGATAATATATCAAATGCAGTTTATGTATTTACGGAAATTCCAGAGAAAAGCGAAGTCGGACATTTTGCTTACACGGGCGAAGCAAGAAGAATTTCTAGTGACTTCAACGTTGTTTTTCCGATGGTCAAATTGTCAGATTCCGAACCGTGGCTTATCGAGGACTTGAAGAAGCTGGAGGTAGTTGAGGAATATGAGTAGAGAAATACTTTTTAGAGGGAAACGTGTAGATAATGGAGAGTGGGTATATGGATATTTGTTTGACGATGGTTATCAAAACCCAAGACACGTTTTTGTCGGCGGTCTGATGATTGACGAGTATAAAGGAACCGCTTGCGATGAATGGGATATCAATGGAATTGATTTTTACGATGTTAAGCCGAACACAATCTGCCAGTACACAGGACTAACCGACAAGAACGGAAAGAAAATCTTTGAGGGAGATGTCGTGAAAGATAGTGCGGGTGTTTGTGGAGAGGTGAAATTCGGATTGTACGCAGCCGGATTTAGTATTCCAGATACTAACCAAGGATTTTACATTGAGTTCCCGGAAGAAAGTTTATACAGAAAAGAGCTTGGTTATTGGAGAAACAAGATTGTTGTAGTCGGCAATGTATTTGATAATCCAGAATTATTGGAGGAAGTGGAATGAGAAGATGGTTGGTGGAACGACCGAAAGATGAAGTTGTCGTAACGATTATGAAAAATAAATTAGATGGCACATATTCTTTTATAAATCTTACGAAAGAACATATATGCCCATGCAAGTTTGAAAGTGTAGACGATGCTTTAAAAGATATAGATGAGAAAATTAATAGTGGAGAGGTTATTAGATATTTTGAATTAAGATAATCGAAACGGATAGGTAGGAATCATTAAAGAAAGGTGAGAATAAACATGGCAAAGATATTTAAAGTAAGTGGGTATTTTGTAGATGCAAATGGCGTTAGAGGATGCGCTTAATGATGAATGCATTGGAAGAAAAAACAAAGGAGAAGACAGTAAAAGGAAAGAAAAACTACTATTTGGTCAAAAGTGATGTATTAGGATATGCGAAAAGGAAGGGATTGATTAATGGCCGGAGTAAGAGACAAATATCTGAGAGGGGCACACGGTGATATCTACTTCATAAGCGAGGAAGATGAGAAAAAAACATTGAATTGGTGCAATAAGGCAAGAGATTATGACCAGAGACTTATATTGGAAGCTTGTCAATGCTCAAATAATGATTTGGCCAATGTACTTTTTGCGTCTCTTGTACTGGACATTGGATATGACTATATAAGCAAAAGGTACTGGATACCAATTGCAAGAAAAGACTTTCAAGGATACAGAAGAAAAGCAATCTATATGTACTATGACCTTTTGAGACTGCACAGGAAAGCGGATTTGATAAGCTGATTCCGGCATAAAAGGCACAAACACGGGAATACTACCGAAAAGGAGTGATGCGGATGGTAAGAATCTTTGTGAACGGCAAACAGGTGACAAAAGAAGAACTTTCGAATTATGAAATCCATAACAAGGCGGTAAAAAGGATTCTTTCAGAAAAGTTGACAAAAAATAAGTGATATTTTAGAATTGACCTTGATAGAATCTTGGTCAATTCTTTTTTTAAATTGAAAGGAGAATTGACATGAAAAAATTAAATGTAGGTTATATGAGAGTGTCTACAGAAGCACAGACCGAAAAGTATGGTCTTGATGTCCAAGAAGACAAGATAAAGGAACTTGCCAAGAAAAGGGGCGTGAAGATAGCCAGATGGTATGTGGACGGGGGATATTCCGGGAGCAATATCCAAAGGCCAAACATACAGAAACTTCTGGAAGATGCAGAAGCTGGAGAAATACAGGCAGTATACATCTATAAGCTTGATAGAATGAGCCGTGATGTTGTAGATACTCTTACGCTTGTGAGTAAGCTTTTGCCGAAATACAATGTAGAGGTAGTATCAGCGACAGAGGATTTGCGGAATGAAACACCGATGGATCGTGTGATGTTGGGCGTTAATGCGGTCATGGGGCAGTATGAGCGTGAGGTTATCTATATGCGTACAAGAGCCGGGATGGTGGAACGTGTAAAGCGTGGGCTGTGGATGGGTGGCGGTACGATACCCTACGGATATAGGTACGACAGGAACGATGGGATATTACATATTATCCCGGAAGAAGCGGAAAAGGTAAAAGCTGTTTTTCAAATGTTCCGGGACGGATATTCGTGTGATAGAATTCAAAAAATTCTTGGGATGCATTCGGAGAAACTTGTATCGAATATTATTCGGAGAATAACCTATGTAGGTAAGATACAGTACAAAGGAAGAGTATACCAAGGTTTACACGAACCGATCATAGACGAAAAACTATTCTACGAAGTACAGGAAGAGATAAAAAAGAGATCCACAAATGCTTATGTAAGCAACAAGCATATGCTTACCGGGTTGTGCTACTGCGGAAAATGCGGTACTAAAATGCGGATGCAAAAGTGGGGAAAGTACACCAAGATAGTATGTTACTCACAGTACAAGGAAAAAGAGCATATATCTAAGACAGGGAACCCTTGCAAGAATAAAAAGGTGCGGGCAGATGTGGTAGAAAAAGAAGTAGAGGACTGCTTTAAAAGATTCATCGTTAATGTCGAAGAAAAAGAGAATGAATCCGAAAGCACCAGGAAGATGATAGAAAAAGAGATATCACTAAGCGAAGCAAAACTGAAACGCCTATACACATTGTATGCAAGCGGTAGTTCCGGTACAGATACACTTTTTGATGTTATCCAGACAGAAGAAAAAAAACTGAAAAATCTACAGGAAGAACTAAAGGCAGAAGACATCCGGGAGAAAGCTGGACGGGGAGAAAAAATAGAGAAAATAAAAGAGATGTCCAACGTGTGGGATACACTGACGGATTCCGAGAAAAACAAGGTGCTAAAAGAGTGTGTTGAAAAGGTAGTTATCACAGGAGATGACATAGACATACATTTTAGCATATATTAATAGGTACTTTCTCGTGTTCCAACCATCATCCCTATGATTATCGGAGAAATCAGAAGGTACATGAGAGATAATAATTCCATAAGAGTCAGCCGGTCACTCAGAGACACTGCATACAAGGCAATTTATGCTAAGGAAAACTATATGAAGAAGAATCAGAAAGAGCCTACAGTACAGGAAATCGCTGAGGAGATCGGAATATCCAAAGAAGATATTGTATTTGCACTGGATGCAATCCAGGTACCTATGAGCCTTCAGGAACCGGTGTACAATGATGGAGGAGATGCACTCTATGTAATGGATCAGTTAAGTGATCAGACGAATAAAGAAGAAAAGTGGATAGAAGATTTATCATTGGAAGAAGCAATGAAACATCTGGGAGAGAGGGAACGGTATATTATAAAGCTTCGGTTTTTTCAGGGAAAAACACAGATGGAGGTTGCAGATGAAATACAGATATCACAGGCTCAGGTGAGCAGACTTGAAAAGAATGCGTTGAAAACAATGCGCCAGTACCTTATCTAA